AAGTGGAAGATAAAGTATAATGAACTAACTCAGGATTAAGTGTAGTTTGTTAGTCAGTGGTGTGGTTTAGTTCTCTACACTTAGTCCTGTCTTAGTTCTTTATACTTTACGGTTGTTCAGTTCTTTATACAAACTCTGCCAGGATTCCCTCTCCTCCCGCCCTCTAGGCTAGGTGTGGTTGGTCTGTGGTTCTGTATCCGTTGCTACCGTTTGGCGGATTGGACCTATTAGCGTTGCTGATAGGTTTCTTCAGGGTTTCTTCAGGTTTTGACCGTCTGCAGCGGTGCCCGATGATGTAGGATACATGCAACGGGACAAAACACTATTCCCCCCGTTCTTCAGATCATGTCTGCCAACCACGCTAAAGATCCCTTCTCCGTTGATGCTCTCGCTGCGGAATTGATCGCAGAGTATAACAAACTGGAGAAAGCAAAAAATCACTTTGAGCGTCTCAAAGGTGACTTCTTGAAGAAACTTACCGCCGACAACATCGGCGCGGTTAAAGTTAAAGAGGGCACCATCACTGTGTGTACTCGAACCTCTAAAGATTACGGGCAAACGGTTAAGGTTTTGGAAGCAAGTCTCAAAGCAGAAAAAGCACGACTCGACCACTTGGGCGAGTTCGTTATTAAGAACGTGACCCACTATTTGCGGGTCGGCTGATACAATCGGGGGGAGAATCCCTCCCCCTTTCCTTACACTTTCCACCCTACACTTTTCAGACAAATGTATTTCGACCGTTTTGACATTATCAGCGCACACTATGCTTTCTGTGCCGATTATCACGGCGGACAGTATAGCGATCTGTACGCTAAGTTGTGCCGCATTGGTAATTACTTTCGACCTGGAATGGCGTGGTCTGGGTATGATTCACTGACCGAAAATGGGCAGGTGATTTATGATAATTTGGTGGAGAAGTTGGGCGCTTAAATGTAATTTAGTGGGGCGGCAGTTAGGTATACTCTGCCGCCTCATTCGTGACTGATGAGTATACTTTATGCGTTCGTGTTTGACAGTTAAGGGCGCCTTATGGGCGGGTCGGGGGTATGCGATATAAAAACGCAACACTACCCTAACCTACAAAGTGTTACACAAGAGCTCAAAAAAAAACACGTGGACTTAAAAAAAATTCCCCCATCTCAAAAATTCAAAAAACCCCCCTATATAAAAACAAAAATAACTTTTAGTTTCCCCTATAATGAAAAAAAATTCCGGAGATATTTTTGAGTCCATAGAGATCGATCCAATCAGTGGAGAATACTTTGTTCATATACCAGAGCAAATTATGAATGAACTCGAATGGTATGAAGATACAAAAATCAAGTTTTCGATTGAGAGTGGTGAAGTCATTCTATCAGAGGCAGATTGACATCTTATAGATAATACTGTATGATATGAATGTAATTACTTTCTATTATGGCTAAAGGATTTACCGTAAAAGCAAAAGCGCCCACTCCATCACAAGAACAAGAGTGGGACTATAATTTGGCAAGAGAGATGGTCAAAGGAAAGTCCATCGTATTTTGTCTTCCAGGAAGAGGAGTTTCTTATACTTACTTAAAGAATTTTGTACAACTTTGTTTTGATCTTGTACAAAGTGGTGCGAGTATTCAAATTTCGCAAGACTATTCATCAATGGTCAACTTTGCACGATGCAAGTGTTTAGGTGCGAACGTGTTGCGTGGACCGAATCAGATTCCATGGGATGGCAAACTGAATTATAATTGGCAACTTTGGATTGATTCTGACATTGTTTTCAACACAGAAAAATTCTGGCAGTTGATTTTAATGGATAAAGATATTGCAGCAGGTTGGTATGCTACTGAAGATGGTCATACAACCTCAGTGGCACATTGGTTGGACGAGGATGACTTCCGTGGAAACGGTGGTGTGATGAATCATGAAACTGTTGAGAGCATCTCCAAGCGTCGCAAACCATTCACTGTAGACTATACAGGTTTTGGGTGGGTTTTGATTAAAAATGGTGTTTTTGAACACGAAGAGATGAAGTATCCATGGTTTGCTCCAAAGATGCAAATCTTTGAATCTGGTGAGGTTCAAGATATGTGTGGAGAAGATGTATCGTTCTGTTTGGATGCAAAGGAAGCAGGTTTTGAAATCTGGTGTGATCCTCGCATTCGCGTTGGTCACGAGAAGTCAAGAGTGATTTGATATGACAAACGAAACTTACAATATACTCTGTAAGGGACGTCGAATTTATACGGGTCTTACAGAAGAAGAATATTTCAGTGTTATGGAGGATCTGTCGATAAAATTTTATCAGACAGGTTCTCCAAGTCCTGAAGATCTTGAAACTGAAATTTTATTGGAGAATCATACATGGCAACAAAAGCAAAAGGCGGTCTGAATAAGAATAGTTCTTATATTCCTGGTCCACCTAAGAAATCTCGTCAAGGAGAAGGTGGAGGAACTAAGTACGCAGCGTCTTCTCGCAATGGAGCACGAAAGAAATATAGAGGGCAAGGTAAAGGATGAGTCAACTTCTAGTAAATCTTCCAGCACAAAAAGTATGGGTGCGTAAAGAGTATCTACGTGATTTACAAGATGGGCATGGAGAATTTGTAGAGGGCGTCTGGGTGTCGGCAAAGTCGATTCCTGGACGTGCTTTTTATTTCGAAACTTATTTACCAGAATATGGAGCAATGTACGATAAATTGCCGATTTCTGCCTTTGTCTCGTCTCCAAATACACCAGATCTCGATTTAGATCTTCCTAGTCTTCAATTTTGGAATTGTATGGACTATGGTGTTCGCTGTATTGTTAAGCAACATGTCTCTACAATGGATTTTGAAGTGTATAGTCGCAACTTTGGAACTTTAAAGGGTCAATATTTATTCACTCTAGACAACTTTCATGCGGATCCAGACACAATTGACTCAAATGTAAGTGAAATTCCTCAAGAACATAAGTCACATAACTGCATTATGCTTGAGAATGGTCAGTTTTGTCTCTATCCAAACAACCGATTGAGAGTTTATGATCTCTCAATCACTCCAGAACATCCAAAAACACCAGATTTTAAGGTTTCGACCACTGTTTATCAGGTTGAAAATGGTGTCAGATGGGGTAGACTGGGTGATTGTGATGAATATTTCTGGCAAACACCTCAAGAAAAGCAAAATAAATAAATTTTTTACTCGAAATTGAGTTGAAACAACATTCCATGGGTAAGCACCTGCTCATAGAGGTGTATAATGTCAATTTTAACCTTTTAAATGACTCGATTTCTCTTCAAGAAGTCATGATAAGCGGCATTAAGCGGGCAAAGATGACAATTTTGAATACATTTTCACATTGCTTTCTTCCTCAGGGGTGTACAGTCGTAATTGCTCTTTCAGAAAGTCATGTTTCTTGCCATACTTGGCCCGAAAATGGTTGTTTAGCAGTGGATATTTACACCTGTGGAGAAGGAAATCCGCGTTTAATTGCTTTGGAGATGCTTAAATATCTTGATTCTAACTCATATTCACTGCGCGAATTAGATCGTTAAATAAAAATACGGAGATAGCAACCTCCTTTATAAAAGTTCTGTTTTATTCATTAAAACAGGATCTAAAATGTCTAATTTACCGACCGATAGAGACCCCAACTACATGAGAGAAATGTGGGGAACATCTCATTTAATTACTGATTACAATTCAGAACCACAAAAAAAGGTTATTCAAGAAGTGATGCACGATACTGCACCAAAGCATGACTTTAAAAAACAACTTGAGTTGCATGAAAGGATTAGAAATGATGAAGATTATGATGATTGGAGTTATGGAACTGAGCCAACATACGGTTCTTCCTGGGAATCATCATAAATAAGTAAAGAAATTTATTTAAAAAATGGCAATCACCAGGATATCTAGATCTTTCAAAGATATTAGTTTATCTTTTGATCCACATCCTGTGACAAAAGATCTGCCTGTTTTAATAAATCAAAGAGCAATTATTCGTTCTGTTCGTAATTTAGTTGAAACAATACCAACTGAAAGATTTTTTAATTCAACTCTTGGTTCAAATGTAAGATCGAGTTTATTTGAGTTTGTCGATTATGCAACTGCTTCTTTAATAGAAGATCAAATCAATGAAGTTATTCTTAATTATGAACTAAGAGTTACAAACACAATCGTACAAGTTGATCCAATATCAGATTTGAATCAATTTGAAGTGACGATTACATTTGATATTATTGGGCAAGAAATACCAACACAACAATTTTCATTCATACTAGAGGCAACAAGATAAAATGCCTTTTACTAAATTTACTAATCTCGATTTTGATCAGATAAAGACCTCAATCAAAGATTACCTTCGTGCGAACTCCAATTTTACGGATTTTGACTTTGAGGGGTCTAATTTTTCTATCTTAATCGATACTTTAGCATATAATACTTATATTACAGCATTTAATTCAAACATGGTTGTGAATGAGTCCTTTTTGGACTCAGCAACAGTAAGAGAAAATGTTGTATCATTAGCAAGAAATATTGGATATGTACCTCGTTCCAGATCAGCATCAAGTGCGGTAGTTTCATTTACGGCAGAACCAAAGAGTTCTACATCTACTCTTACTCTGCAGGCAGGTTTAGTATGTACTGGAACTGCAAGTGGGACTTCTTATGTGTTTTCAATTCCAGAAAACACAACAGCAACTGTAAAGAATGGAGTCGCAAGTTTTAATAATCTTACAATTAAACAAGGAACATTTCTTAAAAAACAATTTACAGTTAATGGATCTCTAGATCAAAGATTCATTCTAGACAACTCATTTATTGATAGTTCCACAATTAGAGTTTATGTAAAGGGTACTTCTGATACTGGACTTGGTAGAACATATAATCTTGTAGAAAATATTTTTGATATTGATTCTACTTCAGAAATTTATTTACTTCAAGAAGTAAAGGATGAAAAATATGAATTACTTTTTGGCGATGGTATTTTTGGTAAAAAACTTGAAAATAATGCGGTAATTACTGTAACTTATATTATAACCGATGGGAAAGAAGGGAATGGGGCAAACTCATTTAGTTTTGCAGGAACATTTAAGAATGAAAATTCTATCGTAGAAACTTTAAACAATACCATACAAGTTACTACTGTTCAAAATTCACAGAATGGATCTGATATTGAAAGTATAGATTCGATTAAAAACTTTGCACCAAGATTATATTCTTCGCAATATAGAGCAGTGACTGCAAAGGATTATGAAACTATTATCAAATCAAAAATATATGCAGATACAGAATCTGTTTCTGTAATTGGTGGTGAAGAAATGACACCGCCTCAATATGGCAAAGTATTCATAAGTATCAAACCAAAAAATGGAACTTATGTTTCAGATTTTAATAAACAGCAAATAAAAAATAAACTTAAGCAATATACTGTAGCAGGTATTAATCCTGAAATAGTAGATCTTAAAATTTTATATGTTGAAATTGATTCTTCAATTTATTACAATTATTCTCAAGTAGATAATATTGAGAACTTAAAGACAAAAGTAATTAAATCTTTAAATTTATATGCACAATCTCCTAATTTAAATTCTTTTGGTGGAAGATTTAAATATAGTAAAGTTCTTCAAGTTATTGATAACACTGATGCTGCAATTACATCAAATATTACAAAAGTTAGAATTCGAAGAGATTTAAAGGCACAGATTAATGCACAAACTCAATATGAAATTTGTTATGGTAATAAGTTTCATATAAATCCAGAAGGTAGAAACATTAAATCTACTGGATTTAAAATTTTAAATGTACCAGATACTGTTTATTTGACTGATACTCCAAGAAGAAATTTAGATGGTTCATTGTCAAATATTGGTGTCATATCAATTGTAAAAGAAACACCAGTTTTAGTCAGCACTGGATCAACAATAATTAGTAAAATACCTGTTGTTGTTCAATCTGCAGGGACAGTTGATTATGAGGCAGGTGAAATAAGATTAAATTCTTTAATGATTACATCTACATCATTAGATCAAGATATTATTGAAATTCAAGCTTTTCCAGAATCAAATGATATTATTGGGTTAAAGGATTTGTATCTATCTTTTAACATCTCAAAAAGTAAAATAAATATGATTAAAGATGTTATTGCTTCTGGCGATGATACATCTGGAGTTGTTTTCTCTACAAACGATTACTACAGTTCAAGTTATTCAAACGGGGCATTAACGAGGTCATAATATGATACAGATGGGGTTTGAATCTAGAATCAAAGTACAGCAAATAATTAATAACCAATTACCAGAATTCATTTTAGATGAAAGTCCAAAAGCAGCAGAATTTTTAAAGCAATATTATATTTCTCAGGAATATCAAGGTGGTACTGTCGATATTGCAGAAAATCTTGATCAATATTTAAAACTCGATAATTTGACTCCAGAGGTAGTAGTTGGATTTACTACACTTTCTTCTGCAATTTCTTCTAGTGCAACAACAATTCAAGTTTCATCTACAAAGGGGTTTCCTCCAACTTATGGATTATTAAAAATTGATAATGAAATTATTACTTACACTGGATTAACAACTAACACTTTTACTGGATGTATAAGGGGTTTTTCTGGAATTACAAATTATCATAAAGACTTAAGTTCTGAAGAATTAGTTTTTTCTGATACAGATCAAGCATCTCATACATCTTCATCTAAAGTACAAAACCTAAGTGTTTTATTTCTACAAGAATTTTATAAGAAACTTAAAATTACATTAACACCAGAATTAGAAAATAAAGATTTTGTTTCTAATTTAAATGTTGGTAATTTTATAAAAGAAGTAAGAACTTTATATCGATCTAAAGGAACTGATGAATCTTTTAAAATTTTATTCAATGTTTTATTTGGAGAAACTCCAAAGGTAATTGACCTTGAAAGATTTCTTTCTAAACCATCTTCAGCATCATATTCACGCAGAGCAGTAATAGTTGCAGATGCAATTTCTGGAGATCTATCAAAATTAAAAGGACAAACTATATTTAAAAATACTGATACTAATACCTCAGCATCAGTATCAGAAGTTGAAGTAATCCGCAGAAAAGGAAAAACATATTATAAAATTTTTCTTTTTATTGGATATGATGATTCATTTTCAACCATTACAGGACAATTTAATATTACTGGAAGTACAAAAAATTTAGAATATGTTGATATTAATAGTACTAACATCATTGTAGATTCTACCATAGGATTTCCAAAATCTGGAAAAGTTTATTGCGGAGAAAATGTAATCAAATATACTGATAAAAGTATTAATGAATTTTTTGGTTGTTCTGGAATCACATCAGGTATTTCTACAGCATCTACAATTTATTCTGATGAAACTTATTATGGTTATGAAAATGGAGATCTAAGTAAAAAAGTTATATTCAGAATCACAGGTGTTTTATCGGGGTATAATTCTTCCACGAATGATTCTTCAATTAGTGTAGGTGAAAATATAAAAATTAAAAATATTGGTGAAATTATTAAAAATCCAGAAATTGATAAAACATATAAGGAAATATTTGCAAATAGTTGGATTTACAATACGAGTTCAAGATATCAAGTATCTAAAGTTATTTCAACTACTCAATTATTATTAGCAGATAATGTTGATAAATCTAGTTTAAAAGTCGGTGATGATATTGATATTCTTATTAGAGACACGCAAATAATAGTTAGATCTAATCTAAAAATTAATGAGATCAGTGGAAATGAAATAACTATCTTAGTTCCTCCACCACCTGATTCTATTGATCTAAGTTCTTTAACTGATAATTATGATATCAGAAGAAAAATTAAAAAATCTGTTAGTTCTTCAGTTCCATTAGAATTTAATTCTACTTTTGCTGATATTCAAAATGTTTATAATGAAAATGATGAATATTTATATGTAACATCAAATTCACTACCATCATATCAAATAACAAAATCAATTTTTTCATATAATGCATCTAATGTTAGTGATCAAAATTCAACCACTGGATTGTATTCTAAAATTGTTTTTTCAAGTAAAATCTCTTTTATAACTGGAAGTGAAGTATATTATAAACCATCAGGAAGTCCAATATCGGGATTATCTGAAGGAGTTTACTATGTTGAAGTTTTTTCAGGTAACCTAGAGATTAGATTATATGCTTCTAGATCTGTTATAGGCACTGAGAATTACATATCTTTTGGATCATTATCATCAGGAATTCATAATTTTACTTTAAATTCTCAAAAAGAAAGAATTTTATCACCACAAAAATTACTTAGAAAATTTCCATTAGAAGTTAATATTGGAGATGGAGAGTCTGATTTAACTACTCCTGGAACAGTAGGACAATTGATAAATGGTGTTGAAATTATTAGTTACAAATCCAATGATAAAGTTTATTATGGACCATTGGAATCAGTTGATGTTTTAAATGGTGGAGATGGATATGATGTAATTAATCCTCCTCTATTATCAGTATCAACAGGAAATGCATTATTACAACCGATTGTAAATGGTTCTGTAGAAAAAATTTACGTTACTCCACAAGATTTTGACTTAGATGTTGTGGTTTCAGTTGCAATTACTGGTGGAAATGGATTTGGTGCTGTTTTTGAACCAGTTATTGAAAAAAGAAGGAGAGAAATTGAATTTGATGCTAGACAAACTTCAATCGGAGGGGGAGTAGATATAACCTATGAAACGATTACATTTTTAACAGATCATAATTTAGTAGATGGACAACCAATTGTTTATCGACCAGGAAATAATCCCTTACTAGGTATTGGAACTTTTAATGGATTAAATGAAAACACTGGAAATACTTTAAAAAGTGAATCAACATATTATACTAAGTTCATAAGCAATAATACAATACAACTTTACCAATCACTTTCAGACTACAGGTCTGGTATAAACACAGTTGGATTTACTACTGCTGGAAACTCTGGAATTCAAAAATTTGCAACTGAACCAAAAAATACTCTTTCTCAAATTAAAATTTTAAATGGTGGAAGTAATTATACAAATAGAAAATTAAGAGTTACTTCTTCAGGAATTTCTACAGAAACTGATATCGTTTCTTTCACTAATCATGGATTCACTGATGGTGACTTAGTTACATATTTTAGTAGTGGTTCAACAATATCAGGATTATCTACTTCAAATCAATATTATATTCTTAAGACTGATAATGATAAATTTAGACTATCAGATGCTGGAGTAGGTGGCACTAACAGAAGCAATTATTTAAGAAGAAAATATATTAGCTTAGGATCGACAGGTAGTGGATATCATACATTTAATTATCCAGAAATATCAATAGATATTAAATATTCTCCCGTTGGATTAGGTACTACACAATATTCAAATTCAATTTCAGTATCTCCAATAGTAAGAGGAAAAATTGTAGGTGTATATGTCTATGAACAAGGATCTGATTATGGATCATCAATTTTAAACTATCATAAAAAACCATCTATCTTAGTGAAAACTGGTAAAAATGCTCAACTATATCCAACTATCATTAATGGTAGAATAACCAGTGTTTCTGTTTTATATTCTGGAACCGAATATTATTCAACTCCAGATATTGTTGTTTCTGGTAGTGGTATAGGCGCTATTCTTCAACCAGTTATTGTTAATAATAAGATATCCAGAATAATTATAGTCAATGGTGGATCGGGTTATTCCACTACAGACACACTTATTACCGCAGTTCCAACTGGTAAAAATATTATTTTTGACCCTCAAGTAAGATCTTTAGATATTAATAATAATTTTCTTTATAATGATGTTAATAGTACAACTATAGAGTCTAATGAAATTATTAAATCTTCAAATAATAATTTACAATACTTTATTTCTGGACACTCTGTATTAACTACAAGTATTTTTAAAGATGATGGAATAGACCATTCTCCAATTATTGGATGGGCATATGATGGAAATCCAATTTATGGTTCTTACGGTTATCCAGATCCAAAAAATAAAAATTCAAAACCAATCAAAAGATTAACCTCTGGTTATACATCAAATACAAATAATATTTTAAATCGACCATCTGAATTCTCTAACGGATTTTTTATTCAAGACTATAAATTTACAAATTCTGGAGATTTGGATGAATATAATGGAAGATTTTGTGTTACTCCAGAATTTCCTAATGGGGTATATGCATACTTTGCAACATCTATAATTGATAGTGAAAATAATATTGTTGGTAGTTTTCCATACTTCATTGGTGATAGATATAGATCAAAATTTGTTAATGAGAATAAAACTTTAAATCAATCATTTGATTTTAACAATTCAAATTTAATTCGTAATACTTTCCCATATAAAGTTAATAGTAAATATGCTGATAATGATTTTATCATTGAATCTAATGAAATTATCAATCAAAGTGTAAATGTAGAATCCATCGTATCTGGATCAATTGATAATTTTGAAATTATTGATTCAGGAGATGATTATAAGGTAGGTGATTTATTACAATTTGATGAAACCAATACTGATGGTGGCGGATTAATTTCTCAAGTTGAACTTATTAATGGAAAGGAAATATTAAACTTACAAACTTCTATTGAATCTTATTATAATGCCACTTTTACCTGGAATAGTAAAGATAAAATTAAAGTAAAAATAAATCCAAATCATAATCTTAAAAATTCTGATTATGTTAATATATCGGATTTTTCAACATCATTAAGTTTCTTAAATGGATATCAACAGATTGGAGTTAGTTCTTACACATCAACTCTAATTAAAAATATTACGGCATCTGCTAATATAACTGACATATATGTTTCTAATATTCCTGAAAATATTTCAATTGGTAGTAGTATTGGAATAGGAACTGAAACTTTATCAGTTTTAAATATTTTTGATACTCAAAATATAGTTAGAGTTTCTAGGGAATTGCCTGGAATATCTCACACTTTGACTACAACAGTAAACTTTATTCCAGATACTTTTACGATCAATAAATCTACAGAATATTTTGAATCTAAATTTAATGATAAGATTTATTTTAATCCAAAATATTCCGTTGGAGTTGGAACAACTTCCGGAATTGGAGTTGCTGTTACATTTAATGTTGGCATTCAAACTAACAATATTATTTCTATTCCTACACAATCAATTTACCTACCAAACCATTCATTTAAAACAAATCAAGAAGTAATTTTTAAAAAATTATCATCTTCTTCACAAATTTCAGTAGCTAATACTTCTGGCAGTTCTTCGTTTAATTTACCTTTTAGTGGAGATAGTCAAACAGTTTACATTATTAAAAAATCGCCTGATTATGTAGGAATTGTAACCCAAATTGGATTAACTACAACAACTGATGGTTTATTCTTTATATCTAATGGATCCGATGATTATCAATACTCTTTAGAATCTAATTTTATACAAGTAAAGGGAAATATTGAAAAAATTGATTCTTTAGTAACAATAACAACTTCTCATAACCTAACATCAGGAGACATTATAAATCTCTCTATCAAACCAAGTCTTTCTGTTGGAATCGGTACATCAACATCAATAAAAGTAAAAAGAGATTCTTTAACTAATTATATTTTAATAAATCCAATTGAATTTAATTCATCTGGAATTAATACATTAACAGATGAAATTACTTTACCTTCACATAATTTGAAAACAGGAAACAAAGTTAAGTATTCAGCAAATAATGTATCTTCTGGATTAACTACAGGATTTTATTATGTTTATAAAGTTGATAATAATAAAATTAAATTATGTGAAACCTATGTTGATTCTATTGACACAATTTCACCAAATATTGTAAATATTAGTAGTATTGGCGGATCCTCTCAGATTATTTCTTTAGTTAATCCACCTTTAACAATATTCAATAATAATAACATTATTTTTGATTTATCAGATTCTTCTTTATCTGGATATAATTTTAAAATATTTTATGATCAAAATTTCAAAGATGAATTTATTTCAACAGGTTTAACAACTACATTCTCAATAAGTAAGAATGGTATTATTGGAGTTTCTCCAAGTGCATCTTTGACAATTGATAATGGTGAAGGATTACCAAATCCATTATTCTATACTCTGGAGAAATCTGGACATATAATCGCATCAGACAAAGAAGTTAAAAATTATTCTCAAATTAATTTTGTGGATAGTTATTACAATAATTCTTATAAAATTTCTGGAGTTGGTGCCACTACATTTACAATATCATTAAAAAATTATCCAGAAAAAACTTCTTATAATCAATCCGAATGTGATATTTTAAAATACACAACATCATCAATCTCTGCTCTTGGTGGAGTTTTTAAAATCAGAACAATTTCTCCTGGTTATAATTTTAAAAAATTACCCACATTTAATGGTATAAATTCTGTTCTTGGAAGTGGTGCATATATTATTCCAAAATCTAATAGTATTGGTAAAGTTAATCAGATTAGAATTTTAAATGAGGGATTTGAATATTCTTCAGATAAAACTTTAAAACCAGAAGCTTTAATACCTAGTTTTATAACAATTAAAAATTCAAAGACAATAGAATCAATTAGTATTATTGATGGTGGAAAAAATTATACTTATCGCCCAGATTTAATTATTGTCGATACAAATACTGGTAATAAAATTGATACTGGACTGTTGACTGCAAATGTTTCAGGATCAAGTATCAACTCAATTTCTATAGAGGTTCAACCAAATGGTCTTCCAGAATCTATAGTTACTGTAAGAGCAATTAATAATACCAATGGTGTAGGCATTCAATCTATACAAGCATCTTCTTCGGGAATTGTAACATGTTTTATTGTTACTCCTCTTTCTGGTTTTGAAATAGAACCTTTTGCACAATATGATAGAATATTTGTAGAGGGTGTACAAAAATCAAATCAAAATGATGATGGTGTCAATTCTGAAGATTATGGATATCAATTTTTCACAATTACAGAATATAATAATGTTGCAAATCCAAGAAAACTAGAATTTAGTTTATCTGGACTAACTACAAATCCAGGAACACCAAAAATAATAGAAAATTTATATGGAACTATTGTAAATTATAATAACTATCCAAAATTTAATGTTACTCAGAAATTTTCTAACTTTATTATAGGAGAAATTTTAGAAGTAAATAGTGGAAATGGTTTTTCTCAATCAAATTTAAGAATTACAGAATCTAATAATAATTATATTAAAGTAACTGGGTCTGATGTTTTACAAAAAAATAATGTATTGAGAGGTATTGAATCGGGATCTTTAGCAACAGTTAATTCAATTAAAGAGTCTTCAGGACAATTTACAATTGACTATGCATCAATTCAACGAATTGGATGGTTAGATGATACTGGCAAACTTGACGAAGATACTCAGGTTATTTCTGATAATAATTATTATCAGAATCTCTCATATTCAATTAAGAGTAAGCAAGAATGGAATGATATCATTAGTCCAATAAACAACATTGTCCATCCAATTGGACTTAAAAACTTTGCCGATACTGAAATTATTGAAAATGTAACCACAGGTGAGATTATTTCTACAGATCAAATAAAATTATTATATAATCTTAGTAGTCAAAATAGGGTAGATACAATTAATAACTATGATTTAGTTGTTGATGTTGATACTTTTGGAGATTCATCAAAGTTTTTAAAATTTAGTAGGAAAATATTATCAGATTATTTTGAATGTAAAACTAATAGAGTTTTAGAAATAGATGATATAAGTTCAGAATTTTCATCTTCAGATAAACCAATTGATACTTCAACAAAAATTGTAGATATTATTCCAGCAAACAAATATAACAGATATTTAGTTCAAGTTTCAAATAAAGACTACTCACAATCACAATTTACAGAAATTATAGTTTTAAATAATAATTCTGATATTTTTACTCTTGAAAAAGGATCAATTAGTACTGAACTATCTCCAGAATTTGGTTATGAAACTAATATTATGGGAGATGTTTTTGGGTATATTGATGAATTAGGAAATTGTTATTTAAAATTTGATCCTAAGGATGGATATGATACTACCTATAACATCAAGTATTTAAATACAAGATTTACAAACTATACATCGGGTATTGGAACTACCTCAATTGGATATGTTGATTTATTTGGAGTAACTTCAACAGTTTCTCCAGATTCAACTTCCAATTTAATACAAAAATCTACATCAAAATTAGAATCAATACATTCAGGCATCCATTTAATTAACAATGTAACAAATGAAATGAGTTATGTTGAAATTTTTGTAGATCATGATGGAACAAATACAAATCTTTCTGAATTTTATTTTGATACTAAAGATGGTTTGAGTTCTAATTTTATTGGATCATTTGGAGCATCTATAAGTAGTGGAATTCTATCATTACAATATACAAATACCTCTAGTAATAGTATAACTTTAAGAACTAGAAATGTTGGATTTGGTACAACAGCAATTGGGGCAGGTACTTATAGATTTAAACAAACTGGCCAGGTTGACGGATATGAAAGCACCGTTAAATATGACTCATTATATTCAAATGTTTCAACAGCATCAACTATCATAGGATTTGATACGAATGATTTTACTTCTATAAAGTCTACGATAAAAGTTAGTATCGGACAAACGAGTGCATTGCATCAAGTAATGTTGATTTCAGATTCATCAAATGTATATACAACTCAATATCCATTTTTATCAATCGGAAGTACAAGTGGTATTGGAACTTTTGGTGGAGAAATGTCTGGTTCTATAGTTTCACTAGTATTTTATCCAGATCCTTCAATTTCAGGTGATATTGAAATTTTAAGTTTTAATGAAAGTTTTTATAGGGAAAATGATGAAGTAAATATTCCACCAAGTTTGAACTATAGTAATGTTACTGAATCAGTTGGAGTCGCTAAGTATTTTGCAATCAATGATCAAGACATTAATAAACTTGACTTTGAACTGAAATATCAAGGCATACCAATTTTTATGAAAACATTTAATCCATCGGATTCTTCTATTTTAGATCAATCTACAGGTAAATTTACGATAGTAAATCACTTCTTTAGCACTGGTGAAGAATTAATTTATCGACCAAAATCAACTTTTGTTGGAGTTGCGGCAAGTTCGGTTGGAATTGGATCAACACTTAATCATGTTGGAGTTGTCACTGATATTCTGCCTCAAACTGTATATGCAATTAAAGTTTCGAATGATGTATTTAAATTAGCAACAAGAAAAGAATATGCAAATAATGGTATTGCTGTTACATTTACATCTATTGGATCTGGAAATGCTCACGAATTGGAGATGGTAAAGAAAAATGAAAAATCTCTTATTTCGATTGATAATGTCATTCAATCTCCAATTGCATACTCACTACTAGATTATACCGTTAATAATGGTGGAACAATAGGAACTTCCTCTACAATTTTTGGATTAAGTGGAATTTCATCCATTCAATTGGGAGATATTTTAAAAATTGATAATGAATATATGAAAGTTGAAAATGTTGGTTTGGGTACGACATACTCTGGACCAATATCCTTTGCCGGAACATTTCCATTAGTAAGTGTTAGAAGAGGATTTGTTGGATCTTCAGCGACTTCACATTCAGATTCAACTTCTGTATCTGTTTATAGAGGTTCATTTAATATTACTAACAGTCGCATTTATTTTACAGAGCCGCCCGAAGGAAGTTTAGAAGATCAGTTGTTTATAGATTATGATAATCTTGCGGAAGCTAGATCATATTTTAATGGAAGAGTATTTTTAAGAAAAGATTATACTTCTAATCAAGTTTATGATAATCTTTCAGAAAAATTTACAGGTATAGGACAAACTTATACACTAACAGTTGGTGGAGCTAATACTGTTGGATTAGGAACTAGTGGTGGAAATGGTATTGTTCTTATTAATGGAATATATCAAACGCCAACTACAGAAAATAATACTAATAATAATTTTAGAATAATTGAAAATTCATCTATTGGAATTAGTAGCGTAATTTTCTCAGGAATTACATCTTCAAATGGATCTATTATTATTTCAGAATCAGATGTAAACCTGAATCAACTACCCAGAGGTGGAATTATTGTTTCTCTTGGATCAACTCCAGGTCTTGGTTATGCACCCCTCATAGGCGCTGCAATAACGGCAATAATTGGTGCAGGTGGATCTATTACTTCCATTGGAATTGGAACATCTGGCAGTTGGGGGTCTGGTTATAGAAGTCCAGTTTCGATAGCAGTGACTGAAAGTGGTCATACAGGACTAGGAGCAACAATTAATGCCGTTGTAGGTGCTGGTGGAACACTTTCATTCGTTATTGTTGGTGGTGGTACAAATTATACAAATCCAACTATCAATATATCTTCACCAAGTTATAGTAATCTTTCTATGATTGGTGTTTCTAGATTAAGCACTGGAGCAACAACTGAATGTGGTATTGGTTTACTTTTAAATGTAGATGTTGGGGCAAGTTCAACAACAGGAATAGGTTCAACTTTATTTGAAGTTACTGGTTTTGACATTGTAAGAAATGGTTATGGATTTAAAAAAGGTGATGTAATTAAACCAGTAGGTCTTGTTACAGCATACGGTCTTACACAACCAATTACCGAATTTGAATTAACAATCCTTGATACTTTTACAGATTCTTTTTCGGCTTGGCAATTTGGAGAATTAGATTATATTGATTCTATTAAAAACTTACAAAATGGAGTAAGAAAAAGATTTCCTCTTTATTACAATTCTCAATTGTTAAGTTTTGAAAGAAGTTCTAGTGATGAAGATTCTCGAGCAATAGATTTTAATTCATTGCTTGTAATATTTGTAAATGGAATTCTACAACAACCAGTTGCTACATATCAATTTGATGGTGGAGCATCATTTGCATTTACTGAAGCACCTAAGAGTGAAGATAATGTGTCAATTTATTTCTATAAAGGTAGTCCTTCTGATAGTCAATATAAAGATGATGTATATGAAACTATTAAATCTGGAGATGATGTCCAAGTTTTTAGTAATAATAATTCTTTGACAAATACAATAACACAATCTTCAAGAACAGTAACTAATATTATTTCATCCAAGGTACTTGAAACTAATCTTTATAATTTACAAGGTGTTGATGATACTAATTTTAAACCAGTTAGTTGGACAAAACAAAAAGTTGATAAAATTATTAATGGATATTTAGTTTCTAAAGCAAGAGAATCTTTAGAACCTCAAATTTATCCAACATCCAAAATTATCAAAAATGTAAGTCAAAATGATAGTCAAATATTTGTAGATGATATATCTTTGTTTAATTATGAAGCAGAACCTTCAGTTGATTTTGACGCATTAATTGTTTCTGGGTTACAAGATCCAATATCAGGTGTTGTTACTGCTGTGGTTTCTAGTGCTGGAACAATTCAATCTTTAGTTATTAGTAATGTTGGTAGTGGATATACAGGATCTTCAATTGAAGTAAATATTGCATCACCATTACCTACAATTGTAGCATTTGGAACTACTTTATCAGTTACTCCTGGAACTAGAGCGACTGCTTCTATTTCCATTATAAATGGATCACTTTCAACAGTATCAATTATAAATGCAGGATCTGGTTATACTACATCAAATCTGCCACAAGTAATCATTCCACTTCCAGATCCAATTTATGAAAATATTACTAAAATTACTAATATTAGTGGAACCTCAGGAAATGTTATAGGAATAGGCACTACTGTAGGAATTGGGACAGATCTTGCTCTTAATTTTACTTTGTCTTCGATGAATAATATTGAAGTAGGAAATCCAATTTATATTTTTAATACTAAAGTTGGTAATGGTGTAACATCAATTATAAATGATAATTCTAGTATTGTTGGTGTAGGAACCACTTTCTTAGATAATGTGTATTATATTAGTGGAAAAAATGTTTCTGCAGGAATTATTACTTGTAATGTTCATTCTCAAACATCAATTGTTGGAATTGCCACAACTGGGTCTAATATTGGTAAATTTTCATGGGGTAAATTATCAGGATTTACTAGGTCTTCATCTCCGATATCGATAGGTATTTCTGGATTTACAATTAATTCTGGTTTATCAACATTCCCAACAATTCAAAGAAGGGGATTTGGATTAAAGGGTATTGGTCCTATTAGTTAAAAAGACCTTTTTATATGATATAAATACAGAAAAAACAATATTCATATGTCTGCAATTGTAACAGATCAATTTAGAATACTTAATGCAACTAGTTTTGTAGATTCTGTTAATGATTCTTCAAATTCTTACTATGTTTTTGTTGGATTGTCTAATCCTAATGTTTCTGGGTTTGGTAGAAATGACAATTGGGATACAACAGTACCAAATCCAATAGATAATAGTGATTATTTAAATCATTACAAATCAACAATTTTATTTGGTAAAAAAATTACAAGTGCCAATATTAGAAGAGTAATTAGAAAAATTAATTGGATTTCTGGCACACAATATGAAATGTATAGATCAGATTATAGTATAATAAATCCTTCACCAACTACTGGATCAGTAAGATTATATGATGCAAATTATTATGTTTTAAATTCTGACTATAGAGTTTATATTTGTATTGATAATGGTTCTTCTGGAATTAAAACTACGGGAAATGCTTCACAAATTGAACCAACATTTACAGATTTAGAACCATCTAAACTTAGTGATGGGTATACTTGGAAATATCTATATACAGTGTCTCAAAGTGATATTATAAAGTTTGATTCCACTGAATATATTACACTTCCAAATGATTGGGATACCTCTACAGATTCTCAAATTACTGCGGTTAGAGAAAATGGAAATTCAAATTTAAATGAAAATCAAATTAAAAAAGTTTATATACAAAATCAAGGTTTAGGATATGATACTGGAACTAAATCTTGCAATTTAGTTGGTGATGGTTCTGGCGGAACTGTTTCAGTAACAATTGACACATCAAGTAAAATTAGTGATGTGGTGGTTACATCTGGGGGAAAAAATTATACATATGCTCTAGTCGATTTAGGAACTACTAAGATGGGATTAAACGGAGTTTTTGCAGAATTAATACCAATTATTCCTCCATCTAAAGGTCATGGTTTTAATATCTATCATGAATTAGGTGCAGATAAGGTACTAGTATATGCAAGATTTGATGATTCTACCAAAGATTTTCCAGTAGATAGTAAATTTGCACAAGTTGGAATTTTAAAAAATCCAACAGTTTATGATTCTACAGGAATCAATACCACAGTATATAATCAGAATGATTTTTCTGCCCTTTATTCGATGGCATTAACTGGAATAATTGGTGGAACTCCTTCAGTTGGTGATAAAATACAACAACTGCAAGCAAATGATAAAAAATCTTTTGGTTGGGTTGCTTCCTATGATTCCGAGACTAATATTTTAAAATATTATCAGGATAGATCTTTATACTATAATGGTGGAGGTGGATCAAATCATACGGATTTTATTGGAATAACATCATTTTTTGATTCTACAGGAAATTTAGTTGGATTTAATACAAGTACACAAATAACAAGCAGTGGATGGAGTGCAAATGTTGATGCATCTATTGACAACACAAGTACATTGACTATTTCAAATAAAATTATAAATCTTGGCGTCCAATTTACGAATGGTCTTGCAAATCCAGAGATAAATAGTAAGTCTGGGGATGTAATTTATATTAGTAATAGGCAAACAGTTACAAGAAATTCTAGACAAAAAGAAGACATTAAAATTATCCTGGAATTTTAAAAGATGGCTCAAAAAACTAACCTTAATGTAAGTCCATATTTTGATGACTTTTCCGAACCAACTATAGGTGCTAAAGATAAAGATTACTATAAGATTTTATTTAACCCAGGAAAAGCAATTCAAACTCGTGAGTTAAATACTCTACAGTCAATATTGCAAAATCAAATAGAAACTTTTGGTAGTCATATTTTTAAAGAAGGATCTGTAGTAATTCCAGGAAATATCACTTATGATGGACAATTTTATGCTGTTAGAGTAAATCCTAAGCAATATGATGTTGATGTTACCACATATTTACAAAATTTTGTAGGTAAAAAAATTACAGGACAGGTATCTGGAATTACTGCAACTGTTCAGTTAGTTCAACTTCCAAATTCAGATATTGAATATGCCACACTTTATGTAAAATATATTGATTCTGACTCAGATTTTAAAATTAGTCAATTTCAGAATAACGAAACTTTATCTGCATCAGAAACTGTAGATTCAATTACATCTGGTATTCCTTTTGCTACAACAATTTCATCTGAAGCATCTTCAATTGGGTCTGCAGCTTCTATAGGTGAAGGTGTATATTTTATTAGGGGTATTTTTGTAAGAGTTCCTCAACAAACAATTATTTTAGATTATTATACTAACACTCCATCATATAGAGTTGGTTTGAGAATTAATGAACAAATCATTACTGCTAAGGATGATAGCACTCTTTATGATAATGCAAAGGGATTTACAAATTATGCTGCTCCAGGAGCAGATAGATTTAAAATTTCATTAATATTAAGTAAAAAACTTTTAACTGATTTAGATGATACTGATTTTGTAGAACTTTTAAGAGTTAGAAATGGTGCTATTCAAAAAATTCAAGTTAAATCTAGTTATTCTTTAATTAGAGATTATTTGGCGCAAAGAACATATGATGAATCTGGAAATTATACAGTAACACCATTTCAATTTACATTAAATAATTCTTTAAATAATAGACTTGGGAATGATGGTTTATTTTTCAGCAATGAAAAAACGAATCAGGGAAATACTCCAAATGATGATTTAATGTGTGTAAAACTTTCTCCAGGAAAAGCTTATGTAAGGGGATATGATATAGAAAAAACTGGTGTTGAAATTATAGATGTACCAAAACCAAGAACTACTCAAAAAGTTTCATCAGTAAATATTCCCTTTGAAATGGGAAATTTATTGAGAGTTAATAATGTAACAGGGGCACCAAAACAAAAAGAAATAGTTTATCTACAAAATAGAAGAAAAAATAGTACAATAAATCCTGCAGGATCAACTATTGGATCGGCAAGAATTTATAATTTTAATGTAACAGATGCTGCATATAGTGGTGCATCAACAAACTGGGACATTTATCTTTATGACATTCAAACTTATACTGAATTAACATTAAATCAATCTGTTTCTTCATCGGAAATTCCTGCAACTTCATTCATTAAAGGAAAAAGTAGTGGCGCAAGTGGTTATGCAGTTTCAGCAGGATCTGGGACAAATATAATTAGTGTAAGACAAACTTCAGGAACTTTTTCTGTCGGTGAACAAATTTTTATTAATGGAGTTGAATTATATCCAAGAACAATTTCTTCTGTAAAAATTTATGGAATTGATGACATAAAATCTGTATATCAGTCAACAGCAGTATCTGGATTTACAACAGCGTTTTTATCAGATACTCAATTGGATATAATTTCTAGACCAGAACTTATTACTATAACTGCGGCAAGTGGTGGAATTAGTACCGCTACAGTTTCATCTCCAGCAACCTTTAGTGGAATTAAAACAGATACTATAATTAGATATCAAAGAGATGGTGCATCAAGTGAAATTTATAATCGTGTTGTTTCAATATCACCATCTTTAAATTCTATGACTCTAGAAGCGGTTACATCTGTTTCTAATATTTGCGATGGTTCTCTTCCTGGTGTTGGTTTAACTTCTAAGGTTTCATATTCTTTAGGAGTTTCAATATTAAAAAATGAAGAAAGAGGATTTTTATACGCACAGTTACCAAATTCAAATGTTTCATCAACAGATTTAAGTGCATCAACAATTACTTTTTCGGCACAATCAAATAGTACATTTACTGTATCAACAAATACATTAACTGTAAACACAGGAAACTTTAATTTAGGAATAAATTCAACATCAGTAAACTTTGAAGCATATGATGAAGAAAGATATTCTATTTTCTACAGTAATGGTACTATAGAAAATTTAACATCAGATAAAGTTAATGTGAGTGGTAATCAGGTTACATTTTCAAATATTTCTAATGGACAAATTTCGGCAATTAATGCAACTTTTGTTAAAAATGGGATTCAAAGTAAAATTAAACAATTTAATAGATCAAAAATAATAAATATAACCTTATCTAAAGATCCTCAATCTGGTGTTGGAGTCAATACATCGATAAATGATGGTCTTACATATAATCAATATTATGGATTAAGAGTGCAAGATGAAGAAATAAGTCTTAACTATCCAGATGTTGCAAATGTCATTGCTGTTTATGAATCTTTAGATACTAGTAGTCCAGTTTTAGATCAAGTTTTATTTAATTCAATTGCAAATGTTAGTAATAATGCAATTATAGGCGAAAATATTATAGGTAGTACAAGTAAATCAGTTGCAAGAGTAGTATCAAAACCATCTTCAGATACACTAGGTATTGTTTATTTAAATGATAGTAAATTTATTTCTGGTGAAAATGTTACTTTTGAAGAATCAAATGTCAATACAACAATTGCATCTATTACATTAGGAAAATATAGAAATATTACAACAAAATTCATATTAGATAAAGGTCAAAAAGAACAGTATTATGATTATTCCAAATTAATTAGAAAAAATGGAGAAAGTTCTCCATCCAAACAACTTTTAATTATATTTGATTATTATTCAGTACCTTCAAGTGATACTGGAGATGTATTTACTGTAAATAGTTATGATGAGGAAAGATTTTTATCAGATATTCCATCTATTGGTGCAAATAGTTTAAGAGCATCTGATACTTTAGATTTTAGACCTAGAGTACCAGTTTTCACTAGCACTACAGCATCTCCATTTGATTTTTCCTCTAGAACATTTGGTACAGATCCAAAAATTATTATGTCACCAAATGAAAGTGCATTGATTGGTTATGATTTTTACTTAGGTAGGATTGATAAACTTTATCTGGATAAATCTGGCGTATTTACAATTCTACAAGGTATTCCATCTACAGATCCGAAAGCACCTAAGAATCCAGACGAGGTAATGGAAATTGCTACAATTACATTACCGCCATATTTGTATAATCCAAAAGACGCTTCAATATCTTTAGTTGATAATAGAAGATATACAATGCGTGATATTGGTAAAATAGAAGATAGAGTTGAAAACTTAGAAAGAGTAACTTCATTATCCCTATTAGAACTGAATACTCAAACTTTACAAATCCAAGATGCTCAGGGACTTAATAGATTTAAAACTGGATTTTTTGTAGATGATTTTAAAAATAATAACTTATTAGATACAGAATTTTCGACTATAGAAATTGATTCAGTAAATAATGAATTAAGACCAAAAGTTTCTAAAAATAGTATTAGTTTAAAACCAGTATCTGCACAAGATATAACTGATGAAGATTTAGATTTAAACAGTAATTTTGAATTACTTGATTCAAATGTTCAAAAGACTGGAGATGTAATTACACTAAAATATGATTCAGTTGGTTGGATTGAGCAAACATTTGCAACAACAGTTGAGAATGTTAACCCATTCCATGTTGTTTCTTATAGTGGAAGTATAATATTAAATCCATCAAGTGATAGTTGGGTAAGAACAATTAGGTTAGCAGATGTTTCTATAACAGAGAAAAAGAAAAAGAGAGTAGGTGTAACAGGAACTTTTTCAGTTGTTAGACGTACAACAACAGTAACAGAAGAAGATCGATTAATTTCGAGTGGTTCTGAATTATACATGAGATCTAGAAACACTCAGTTTAGTGCTGTTAAGTTAAAATCACTAACTAGATATTATCAATTCTTAGACGGAAATAGCGGAGTAGATTTCATACCTAAACTTGTAGAAATTGCTAATGATTCAACACTTCAAAATTATGGAGCGTCTACTGCTTTCCAAGTAGGAGAAACTGTAATTGGAACTGCTAATGGAAACAATTTAATTAGTTTTAGAGTTGCTGCATCAAATCATAAAGAGGGTGCATTCAATTCACCATCAGTAACATACACAACTAACCCATATTTGTCTTCAGAAACTATACCAGAGTTTTACAGTGCTTCATCTAAAATTTTAAATATTGACATATCTTCTTTATGTTCAGAAGTACAAGGTTTATACTCTGGGTATTTAACAACGGGTATGATTTTAGTTGGTCAAACAAGTAATGCTGTTGCATATGTAAAAGATCTAAGATTAATCACTGATATTAATGGTTCTATAACAGGATCATTCTTCTTAAGAGACCCAAATGGAAATCCTCCTCCTGCTGTTAGAATATCAACTGGTTCAAAAGTTTATAAGTTAACATCAAGTTTAACTAATGAAACTCCACTACCTGGGGATACATTAATTTCCTCTGGAGAAACAATTTATAAATCAGAGGGAACCTGGGAAGAGAGGCAAAAAGTTACGACCACAACGACAACAACATATTTTGTTGATCCACTTGCACAATCTTTTTCTGTAGGTGGTTCTACAGAGGTATCTGATGGTATTAAACCAGAGGAAGATGTAAATGGCGCATATTTAACTGCAGTTGACATATTCTTTGCAACTAAAGATTCAAATAATGCACCTCTTACAGTAGAAGTTAGAACCGTTGAATTAGGAACTCCAACTAGAATTATTGTTGGCAATCCAGTAACATTAAAACCATCCGATATTACAACTTCCGCAGATGCATCTATAGCAACTAAAATAACATTTGATTATCCAATTTATCTTGCTCCCAATTTAGAGTACGCTATAGTTTTACTTGCTCCACAATCTAACGAGTATCAAGTTTGGATTGCTGAAATGGATGCAAAAACAATTCAAACCAAAAATCTTCCAGATACTCAGGCAATCAGATATTCTAGACAATTTGGATTGGGAAGTCTATTTAAATCTCAAAATGGTTCTATTTGGACTGCAAACCAATATCAAGATATGAAGTTTAAGTTATACAAAGCAAGATTTACTTCTACTTCAGGAAGTGCATTTTTCCATAATTCAACTTTAAATCAAAGTAATAATTATATACCTACACTAGAATCCAACCCTATTACAATTTTACCAAAAAAATTAAAAGTTGGTGTCGCAACAATTACAGATTCTGGTTTAATATCTGCTTTATCTATAGGAAGAAAAGTTTCTGTCCAAAATGCTTCATATAATTATGGTTATATTGAAAAAACAGGAAATTCAGTTTCTTCAGTTGTGATCACTACGGGAGGTTCAAATTATAGCGTTTGTAATAGTGTGGAAACATATAATATTACCGGTAATGGTTCAGGATTAAAAGTAAACATTCTAAGTGTATCTAATGGTGCCATAACAGGAATTGGAATATCTGTTCCAGGTAATGGTTATTCAGTTGGTGATGTAGTTGGTATTGTTACATCAACTGTAAGTCCAGTTGGAGGTCGTGATTCACGTATTACAATTACCGGAATATCAAATGGGATTGATACATTATACTTATCAAATGTTCAGAGTAATTCTTTTAGTGTTGGCGTTTCTTCTTTAGCATATTACAACAATTCTGGAAATTTCACGTCAACTGGAGCTACAATCACATCATCAACCTCTATCGGTGATGTATATTCTGGAAACTTCTTTAAGATTAATCATTATGAACATGGAATGTATTCAAATGTAAATAAAGTCAGAATTTTTGATGTTCAAAGTGATATACCATCAACAACATTATCTACACCAGTATTAGTTTCCGATACTGCAATTAGTTTGGCGTCAACAGCAAATTTTGCAACTTTTGAAGGTTTACCAGTAAGTGCAACAAATCCAGGATTTATCAAGATAGGAAATGAAATTTTAAAATATACATCTCCTCCTGGTGCAGGGACAATTAATGTTACTAGAGGAATTGATTCAACTATAGTAACGTCTCACGATACAACTGATCCCGTTTACAAGTATGAAATTGGTGGCGTATCATTAAGAAGAATAAATAAAACTCACGACATCAGTGATACTGGTATTGATATTGATAGTTACTATGTTGAATTTGATAGAACTAATTTTGATTCAAATGTATCGAGTAGATCTACTGATCAAGGGAGTGGAGGATCTCCAGAAAATTCTCCACAACTATCATTTAATTCTGAATTATCTTGTGGTGGAAATAATGTTCAAGCAACGGAAAATATTCAGTTTAATAGTTTAATTCCACATATTGGACTATTAAGTCCAAGTTCAACAACTTCAGTATCTGGAGAAATTAGAACAGTTAGTGGAACAAGTGTCAGTGGAAATGAAACATCATTTATTGATCAACAATATGAACCAGTTGAACTTGGGGTCGAAAATAGACTTATTTCTACAAGAATTGTATGCTCTAATGTAAATGAACAAGAATATTTGGGATCTCTTTTAAGAAATAAATCATTTACAATGAAAGTTAATTTAGAAACTACAGATTCTAATCTTTCACCCATGATCTTCTGGAAGCAATCTTCTGTTGAATTTTTAAATAGTAGATTAAATAAACCAATACAAGATTATTCTGGGGATAATAGAGTTAATAGTATCTTCAATGATCCACATGCTGCAATTTATGTATCAAATACAGTTAGACTAGCACAACCAGCAACTTCACTTAAAGTTATTTTGAGTGCTTATAGACATTCATCTGCAGATTTTAGAGTATTATATAGTTTGATTAGACCAGATTCGAGTGAAGTTGAACCATCATTTGAGTTATTCCCTGGTTATGAAAACTTAACAGTTGATAATAATCAAGATGGATTTTTAGATGTTGTCGATCTTTCCAAAAATAGTGGACTTCCTGATACTTTTGTGCCAGAAAGTTTGGATGATCAATTCTTAGAGTATGATTTTAGTGCTAATAATCTTGGTAGTTTTACTGGATATACTATCAAAGTAGTAATATCAGGCACTAATCAAGCATACGCACCAAGATTTAAAGATCTCAGAAGTATTGCTTTAGCGTGATGATTCCGGTCAAAGGATTTCCAAATTTATACAGAGATGAAAAAACTGGCGCTATATTAAATTATGATAGTCAATCATATAATCAATATATGAATGCTAAAAATAATCGTGAATTGCAAAAATTTGAACTTGAAGAAATGAAAAAAGACATTGAAGAAATTAAACTTTTATTAAAGGAGATTATTAATGGATCCAAATGAAATTAGTTTAGAATCAATGAATAAACTATTTGAGTATGAAAAACATTCAAGAGCCATTGATACTTTAGATTTGGAAGATCTTAAAAAATTTGCAAAACTATATTGCAAATTGTACCTAAAACAACAAGAAGTTATAGGATTTTTAGGTAATCTTGGAATATAAATAAAAAGTAGGATATTAAAAGATAGATGGCAGCAGTATATGTCAATAATTTAGTGATTAATGCTGGCAGTGATTTTACTCAATCTTTCACTTTAGAGGGGTCAGAAACAAATTCTGTTTTTGATTTAAATGGATATACTGTAGAATCTCAAATGAGAAAGTGGTATGGTAGTTCATCATCTACAAATTTTACTGCTGAAATTATCGTACCATCTGATGGAAAAATATCAATATCTCTAACTTCTACACAAACAACTAGTTTAAAACCTGGAAGATATGTTTATGATGTAGTAATTACTGATGATTTTGGAACAAAAAATAGAGTTATTGAGGGAATGGTTCTCGTAACAGAGGGAGTTACCCGATAATGGCAGATATTAAAGTTAGAGTTGGGCAACAAAATACTGTAAAAATTATTTCTAGTGTTTCTGGAGCTGCGGGAGGTAGATCAGAAATTGCAAAAAATGTAATTGGTGGAATAGCCTCAGTAACACAGTTAAGTGTTTCTGGAGTATCAAATCATGTTGGTGTCAGTACATTCCAATCAACACTCTTTGCCAACCGGTTAAGTGTCGCTGGTGTATCAACATTTATTGGGATTGCAACATTTCTAAGTGATGTATATATTAACGGAGATCTTTATATACAGGATGATCTTCGTTTTGATGAATTTATTGCTAGAAATGCAATTGTAACTGGTATTATATCAACTAATAATTTAATTGCTGGTATATCTACAGTAAATACATTTTATTACACTCCATCATATACTAATGGAGTCGCATATTTTAATTCATCGGGATTAATGGTCTCTACAGGATCAACAAGTTCTAGTATTGATTATACTAACTACATACTTACAACAGATAACTCTGGTATTCCTATTTGGTCCAATGTCATCGATGGAGGCTCATACTAATGTCTAAACCAGCATCTAGGCAACAACTTGTCGATTATTGTTTAAGGCGTTTGGGCGCTCCAGTACTAGAAATTAATTTGGATGATGACCAAATAGATGATTTAGTTGATGATGCCTTACAATACTTTCATGAAAGGCACTTTGATGGTGTTGAAAGAATGTATCTTAAATATAAGATAACGCAGCAAGATATTGATAGAGGTAAATCTAAAGGAACTAATGGTGTTGGTATTGTAACCACAACAGGATCTTCAAATATAGTAGGAGTAGGAACAACTTCTTTTAATTTTTATGAAACTGCCAATTATATTCAAGTTCCAGATTCAGTAATTGGTATTGAAAAAGTATTTAAATTTGATACTAGTTCTATTTCTGGAGGAATGTTTAGTATTAAGTATCAGTTATTTTTGAACGATCTTTATTACTTCAATTCTGTTGAACTTTTACAGTATGCAATGGTAAAGACATATTTAGAGGATATAGATTTTCTTTTGACTACTGATAAACAAATTAGATTTAATAAAAGACAAAATAGAATGTATCTTGATATTGAATGGGCGGCTCAAAAAGCAGATTCTTTTATAGTTATCGATTGTTACAGAATTTTAGATCCAAATGATTTTACTAAAGTTTACAATGATAGTTTTTTGAAAAAATATTTAACTGCATTAATGAAAAAACAATGGGGGCAAAATTTAATTAAATTCAGAGGAGTAAAACTCCCTGGTGGAATTGAACTTAATGGTAGAGAATTATATGAGGATGCTGAAAGAGAGTTAGAGAATATTAGAGAAAGAATGTCCATGGACTATGAACTTCCACCTTACGATTTTATTGGATAATAATGGCACTTAATCCATTTTTCTTACAAGGATCTTCTGGAGAACAGAGACTAGTTCAAGATCTAATCAATGAACAACTAAAAATTTATGGAATTGATGTAATTTATATTCCAAGAAAATTTGTTAAAAAGCAAACTATTCTTAAAGAAATATCGTCATCAAAATTTAATGATAATTTTGCGATTGAAGCATATGTCAATAATTATGATGGATATACTGGTCAAGGAGATATTTTAACAAAGTTTGGAATGAGTTTAAAGGATGAATTAAGTTTAGTTATATCTAAAGAAAGATTTGAAGATTTTATTTCTCCATTCTTAGATGCTTTAGATAATGATGAAATTGTTCTTGCATCTAGACCTAGAGAGGGTGATTTAGTTTATTTTCCTTTAGGGCAAAGACTTTTTGAAGTTAAATTTGTCGAACATGAAGTTAATTTTTATCAATTAGGTAAACTATATGTTTATGAATTGAAATGCGAATTATTTGAGTATGAAGATGAAGTTATTGATACTACAATTGATGAAATTGATACTCAAGTTCAAGATGAAGGTTATATTACTACTTTACAACTTATAGGTATTGGAGTTACAGCAACAGCAATTGCAGGAATTCATAGTGGTTACATTCGTCAAATATATTTAAACAACGATGGATCTGGATATACTTCATCTCCAACAGTTTCAATATCAACTGCTCCAGCTGGAGGAATTAATGCTCAAGCAGTTGCTATAACTACATCTAGAGCAGGCATTAGATCAATACTTGCGATAGAATTAACAAATTCTGGAGCTGGATATACTGAGGCACCAACTATTAATATTACTGGAGGTGGTGGAGTAGGTGCTTCATCCACTTGTGCAATTGAAACTACACTAAAAGGTATTACAAACTTTACAATCACTAATAATGGATCTGGATATGCAACATCACCAACGGTTACGATTGTTGGTAATGTTGGAGTAGGAACAACTGGTATAGGAAAAGCAATAGTGGGTACTGATCAATCTATATCTTCAATCAGAATCATTAATTCTGGAGTTGGTTATACAGTGGCACCAACGGTTACAATTGGAAATCCAGCAATTATATCTGGAATTGGTACTTATAAATTTAATGAAATTATTACTGGATCAATTTCAGGTACTACGGGAAGAGTTAAATCTTGGGACAAAGATACAAAAGTTCTTAAAGTATCATTTATCAATGATGCATCTAAAAAAGGATTTTACAAAGGTGAATTAATTGTTGGAGCAGCGTCTAGCGCCACATACGCAGTATCTTCATATAATACTTGGGATGAATATGATAAATATAGTGAAAATACCCAAATTGAAACAGAAGCGGATAATATTATAGATTTTTCAGAGTCTAATCCATTCGGCACATTCTAATGTTAGGAACTTACTATTACCATCAAATTATAAGAAAAACTGTTATTGCATTTGGAACTTTGTTTAATGAAATTTACATTAAACATAAAGATTCAGATGATAATAATATCAGCGAAATAAAAGTTCCTTTGGCATATGGACCAATTCAAAAGTTTCTTGCCAGAATAGAGCAGCAACCAGAATTGAATAAACCAATTGCTATGACTTTGCCAAGAATGGCATTTGAAATGACTTCAATTCAATATGATGCAACTAGAAAAGCAAATGTAACTCAAACTTTTAAAACTTTAGATGGTTCAAATTTAAAAAAAGTTTATTTACCAGTTCCATATAATATTGGATTTCAATTAAATTTAATGAGTAAAGTGCAGGATGATGCTTTACAAATTGTTGAGCAAGTTTTACCATATTTTCAACCATCTTTTAATTTAACTGTAGATTTAGTTAATTCAATTGGAGAAAAAAGGGATATTCCAGTTGTTTTAGATAGTGTTACCTTTACTGATGATTATGAAGGTGATTTTTCAACCAGAAGAATTTTAATATATACATTTAACTTTACTGCAAAGACATATCTCTTTGGACCAATTGCCGAAAGCACTGAAGGATTAATTCGTAAGGTACAAGTTGATTATTATACTGGAACTGAAACTTCAACTGCTAAGAGAGAAATGAGATATACCGTTGTTCCAGATCCCATTAATGCTGCACCAGATGATGATTTTGGATTTAACGAATCTATTGAAATGTTCTTTGATGGTAAAGAATATAGTCCAACTCAGCAAAAAGATATTTAATTATGAAAAATAGTTATGAAAAATTAAATGAAACTCTGAATATTGAAAGTAGCATTATTGGGGTAGATAAAGTCAAAGAAGAGTTGACAATATCCCCATTAAAATCTGATGATATAAAAAAAGATTATGAGTATACTCGTGCAAATTTGTATTCATTAATTGAAAAGGGGCAAGAGGCAATAAATGGAATAATGGAACTTGCTGGAGAGGGTGGTTCTCCAAGAGCATATGAGGTAGCTGGTCAACTTATTAAATCGGTTGGGGATGTAACTGATAAACTTATAGATTTACAAAAGAAATTAAAAGATGTTGAAGAAGATTCTAATAAAACCACAAATAATGTGACTAATAATGCTGTTTTTGTGGGATCAACTTCTGAATTATCAAAACTACTCAAACAAGGTTTTCTAAATAATAAGGAGTAGTTCTTATTTCTAATGAGTTGGTCTGACAAATATAAAAGATCAATAAACTGCGATAATCCTAGTGGATTTTCTCAGAAAGCTCATTGTGCTGCTCGTAAAAAAAGAGCAAAGGGTGAAGAGACTAAATCAAAATCACCTTTCAATGAAATGAACGATCCTCGTATTCCAAAGAAACCAGGACAACCAGATAAGTCTGATAAACACTCTGATCTCTATACAGATGAAGATCCAAAAGGAACAATTCACGGATTGGGATTTAAGGATGCTGCAACTGCAAAACAAAGTGTCTCTAAAATAAAAAATTCTGGAAGATCTCATGCTCATAAAATTCAAGCAGCAATTGCGATGGAACAAAGAGCAAGAGTGATGAGAAAGACTTCTGAAGCTGCTATTTTTAGAAAATTTATTAACTCAATGAAAAAGAAAACAGAAGAAATGAACGAGGAAAAAAACAAAAATAGGTGCAAACCAGGAAACTATTATTGCTATACAGATAAAAAGTGTAAACCAATTCCTACTGGATATGTGATAGGTCGTGATGGTATGCTTGATAAGGAAGATGATTCTGAAGGTAATGGTTCTAATGGAAATGGAAATGGTTCTAGTATATCTGAAGAAGGTCTCCGTGACTGGTTTGGTAAATCCAAATCAAAGGGTGGTAAGCGTGGTTGGGTAAATGTTGTTACGGGTGGAACTTGTGCAAGTGATGAACCTGGAGAAGGAGTTCCTAAATGCGTTTCTTCTTCCAAAAGAGCAAGTATGACTAAAGCAGAAAGATTGTCTGCTGCAAGAAGAAAGAAAAAAGCAGATCCAGGACAACAACAAAAGTCAGGTGCTGCAAGACCAACTTATGTTTCTACCGATTCCCCAAGAAAGAAAAGAAAAAAAATGAAAGAAGAATTTGATTTACAAGAAGCAAAAGATAAACCAGGTAAGGGTAGTGGTACAAAGGATGCCTGTTACCATAAGGTCAAGTCAAGATATAGCGTCTGGCCCTCTGCATATGCCTCTGGAGCATTAGTCAAGTGTCGTAGAGTTGGCGCGGCAAACTGGGGAAATAAGTCGGAATCAATAGATATAAAATCAAGAGATCCACTGTCGGAAGCAATTGGAATGATTCGCTATTGCCCTAAATGTGAAAAAAATGAAACCAGAGAAGAATGTAGATATGGCCCAAAGTTCTGGGATACATATTCACTCCCAATGAACTTAGGGAAAAAATACACACCAAATACACCACATCCTGGTAATATGCCCGAAGGGTATGACCATGAGTATTCAATGGCTCGCTCTGAACTTTCAACAATCATTTCTGCTGCAAAAAGACTTCGTAAAAAAATGAAAGGTGAAGGTAACATTGAGGCATGGGTTCAATCAAAGATTACTAAAGCAGCAGATTATCTTGATACTGCGGCAGATTATGTTGATAGTGGTGAAATGAAAGAACAGGTTTCTGATACTAGCATTCCAGCAGATGAAAAAAATATTGAAAGATTCAGTGTTGCAATTAAATCTACAGGAAGAAGAAATTTACCAAATGATCAGAAAATAAATGCTCTTAGACAAGCAGCACAAATATATCGTGGTGTGAGAGAAGAAGTTAGTTTTACAATTCCTAATGCAAAACCAACATACAAATATCCAATTCTTCCACAAGAAAAAGGAGATGAAGTTCCTATCCAATTAATTAAAAAAATTAAAAAACCAGGAGTAAAATTACCTCTTGCTAAAAAAGAAACAAAAACACAAGTTGCTCACTTTGAACCAGAGGGTGAAGTTATTGATGAAAAGTGCTGGCCTGGTTATAAGAAAAAAGGTATGAAGACGATGTTTGGTAAGAGATATCCAAATTGTGTTAAAGCAGAAGGATTCTCTAACTGGAGAGCAGAAATGGGTTTAAGTGAGGATTGGCAAAAAGTCAATCGTAAAGATAAAACTGATGGATTAAGTCCTGCCGCTGTAAAAGCATATCGTCGTGAGAATCCAGGTTCAAAACTTAAAACTGCTGTAACTGAAAAAAATCCAACTGGTAAAAGAGCATCTCGTCGCAAATCATTCTGTTCAAGAATGGGTGGAATGAAAAAAAAATTAACTTCAGCAAAAACTGCAAGAGACCCAGATTCAAGAATCAACAAAGCCCTCCGTCGTTGGAACTGTAATTAATGAACGGACCTATTAAAATTTTAGGAAACTCTCAACAATTATCAGGAATAGGAACGACAGTTTCAGATATTAATGGACTTGGAGCACAGTATGTTTTAATTCAACATACTGGATCTGGAAATCACTATGTAATTGAAAAAACTGGTGCTGGAGTCACTGTTGGAACAGTTTATATGCCGTCCGAATCATTTTTATTAATGAAAAAAGAAAGAACTAATATTATATCTGTCGATAGTGGAAATGATATTTACGCAACTTCTGTAGTGTATCAAGGATAAAAAAACATTTTATGACTGATAATGTATATCTTGGCAATCCTCTGCTCAAAAAAGCCAACATTCAAATAGAATTCACCGAACATCAAGTTGTTGAGTTCTTAAAGTGTAAAGAAGATCCTGTATATTTTGCAAGAAATTATATCAAGATTGTATCTCTGGATCACGGTCTAGTTCCTTTTGAGTTGTATCCATTTCAAGAGAAATTGATTGATAATTTCCATAAGAACAGATTCAACATTTGTAAGATGCCCAGACAAACGGGTAAATCTACAACTGTTGTTTCTTATTTACTACATTATGCAGTATTCAACGATAATGTCAATATTGCCATTCTTGCAAACAAAGCATCAACTGCAAGAGATTTACTTGGAAGATTACAACTTGCTTATGAGAATCTACCAAGTTGGATGCAACAAGGTATCATATCGTGGAATAAAGGATCTCTGGAATTAGAAAATGGCTCCAAAATTTCATCTAACTCTACTTCGTCATCTGCTGTCCGAGGCGGATCCTATAATGTCATCTTTCTTGACGAGTTCGCTTTCATCCCGAATCACATTGCTGATGACTTCTTTGCCTCTGTTTATCCTACTATTTCTTCTGGACAAAGCACGAAGGTAATCATTGTATCCACACCACGCGGTATGAACCACTTTTACCGCATGTGGCATGACTCTGAGAGGGGCAAGAACGAATATGTGCCTACTGATGTGCATTGGTCTGAAGTGCCTGGTAGAGACGCTGCCTGGAAGGAACAGACGATTGCTAACACATCAGAACAACAGTTTAAGGTTGAGTTTGAATGTGAATTTTTAGGATCTGTTAATACGTTAATTAATCCAGCAAAATTAAGAAATTTCGTTTATGAAAATCCTATTAAACGAAACGCCGGTCTTGATGTATATGAAGATCCAAGAGAAGAAAATAATTATCTAATCACGGTAGACGTTGCTCGTGGACTTGGTAATGACTATTCAGCATTTATCGTTTTTGATATTACAAATTTTCCTTATAAGGTTGTAGCAAAATATCGTAACAATGAAATTAAACCGATGCTTTTTCCAAGTGTAATTTATGAGGTCGCAAAGGGATATAATGATGCCTGGTTATTAGTGGAAGTTAATGATATTGGAGATCAGGTAGCAAATATTCTACACTTTGATCTTGAGTATGATAATATTTTAATGTGTGCTATGCGTGGCCGTGCTGGTCAAATAGTTGGATCTGGATTTAGTGGTAAAAAATCTCAACTTGGTGTAAGGACAACAGCAGCAGTAAAGAAATTAGGTTGCTCAAACTTAAAAACCTTGATGGAAGATGATAAATTACTGACAGTTGATTATGATATTATTTCAGAATTAACAACATTCGCTCAAAAACACAATTCTTTTGAAGCAGAAGAAGGTTGTAACGATGACTTGGCGATGTGTCTTGTTATTTTCTCCTGGTTGGTCGCTCAAGATTATTTCAAAGAAATGACGGACAATGATGTTCGTAAAAGAATTTATGAGGAACAAAAAAATCAGATTGAACAGGATATGTCTCCTTTTGGATTCATTGCGGATGGATTAGATGATTTCATGGTCACAATTGATGAAGAAACTGGAGATCGCTGGATATTTGCTGGATCTAAAAATGAACACAATCCATTGGAAGTTTGGAATGTAGATGAATACGGAGATCACTCTTACATGTGGGAATATAGATAATGGACTTAGACGATCAGTTTGAGATAGAGCATTTATGTTTTACTGATCGAAAGTGTAGAATTTGTGGGATAAAAAAAAATTTAATAGAAAGTTTTTATCGCACAAGAAAAAGTCGCACCATTTCATCTTCTTATTCATATGAATGTAAAGAGTGTACAGTAAAAAGAATTCAAAACTCTAGAAAAAAGAAAAATTACTCTTCTGAGTGGAATTATCCAGACTGGTAATTGTTCACGCATCGTTTCCCTACTAGAAATAACCTTTTTAATAAATAATTTTAGAATAATTCTGGACTTGTAGGAGAATAAAGATGCCGCTAAATTTAGCATCTCCTGGAATTGTAGTAAGGGAAATTGATTTAACACTCGGAAGAGTTATCCCATCATCAAATAAAACTGGTGCAATTGTTGCTCCTTTTGCTAAGGGACCTGTAGACGAACCAACATTAGTAGAAAATGAAAATGATTTATTAACTAATTTTGGAGAACCATACTCAACAGATAAGCATTATGAGCATTGGTTATCTGCCTCATCTTATCTTGCATATGGTGGTTCATTAAGAGTTGTAAGAGCAGATAACACTCTTTTAAGAAATGGATTTGTAGGACCTTCAACTTCAAGTATAAAGATTAAAAGTTTAGAGCATTACGATGCTTTAGGATATGATGAAAATACACTTGCTGGAGTCGTAGTTGCTGCTAGAAATCCAGGATCTTGGTCTAATGGTTTAAGAGTAGCAATTATTGACAGTAAAGCTGATCAGACTTTATCAGGTATTAATACTGGAGCAATTGTTGAATTTGTAGAAGATATTAGTAATTTAACAGGAACTATTGTAGGTAGTGCTAATACAATTGGTATTAGTACTGATTCTATAACTTTAGGATTAGAAGTTCGTTGTGATACTAGTGATGTAATTAGCACAGGCACAACAGTCATTGCTATTGGAAATGGTGTTATTACAATATCAAATTCATCTGGACAAGCAGGAATTGTAACCGCTACCTTTGATTTTGGTACGACTACAACTTCTAATCCTATGCAAGTTGGATATGGAATTGAACAGTCTGTTGCAGGAAAAATAAATCCAGGCGCAGGATCAACTTCAATTCTTGATGGTTATCTAAAGGGAATTATTACAAAAATTGGAGAATCATCTATTGATGTTAAAATTCTTTCTCATGTTTCTGAGGTTGGAACTGAAACACAAGTAGATTATCAACCATTAGGTACTTGGGCATTTTCTAGTTCAGGTTCTATTGGAGTTCATACTAATGGTCAATCAGTTTCTTATGGAACTACTACATATACATCAAGAGCAGACTGGTTTGATCAACAAACGATTGGTTTAACTACATCATCATCAATTAATTGGAATACCATTGCACCAAGACCCGCAACTTCAGCATATGCAGCAGCAAGAAATTCAAGATTTGATGAAGTCCATGTTGTAGTAATTGACGCTCTCGGATCAATTACTGGAAATGCTGGTTCAATCATTGAAAAGCATTTAGGACTATCAAAAGCAACTGATGCGGAATTCTCAGTAGGAAGTCCATCTTATTGGAGAAAGTATCTTGTAAATAATTCAAAGTATATTTTTGGTCTTGGTGCTCCCGCAGGAATTGTAACAACTGCATATAGTTCCGATTTTACTCTTGCCTCTGATGTTGGTTGGGATCAAGAAGCAGAAGGAATTATCTTTGCTGCTACTGGATCTTCAACAAATATTCTTGCTGGTGGTAAAGACTACGGCGGAATAGTTGGAATTGAATCGACTGGTGCTCTTACAGCATCACTAGGAAAACTTTCAGAAGGTTATGATTTATTTGAAAATACTGATAACTATACTATCGATTTTCTCTTGATGGGATCTGCAGCATATAATATTACAACTGCTCAAGCTTTAGCAAACAAACTGATCTCTGTTGCAGAGTTAAGAAAAGATGCAATTGCATTCATCTCACCATACAGAGGCGCTGCATTAACTGATACGTTATCTCAAACAGAAGTAAATATTAATTCTGCTGTTGACATTACTACTAATGTACTTAGTTTCTATGCTTCAGTAGCTTCATCTTCTTACGCTGTGTTTGATAGTGGTTACAAATACATGTATGATAGATTTTCAAATACTTACAGATATGTACCATTGAATGGTGACATTGCAGGTCTTTGTGCTCGTAATGATATTAATAATTTCCCATGGTATTCACCAGCAGGGACAACAAGGGGTTCAATTCTTAATGCAGTTAAACTAGCATATAATCCATCAAAAACTCAAAGAGACAAACTTTATTCAAACAGAATTAACCCAGTTATCTTCTCACCAGGATCTGGAATCATTCTCTTTGGTGATAAAACTGGTCTTGCTAGAGCATCTGCGTTTGACAGAATTAATGTTCGTCGCCTCTTTGTTTATCTTGAAGATGCAATTTCAAGGGCAGCAAAAGATGCTCTCTTTGAATTTAATGATGAGGTTACAAGAACAAACTTTGTAAATACTATTGAACCTTTCCTTCGTGATGTACAGGCAAAGAGAGGTATTTTTAATTATATTGTTATTTGTGATGAAACAAATAATACTGCTGCAGTAATTGATAATAATGAATTTGTTGCAGACATCTATGTCAAACCAGCAAGATCAATTAACTTCATTGGTCTGAACTTTATTGCCACCAAGACTGGTGTTGATTTTGAAGAAGTAATCGGAAACTTTTAATTTAGAGGTTTAAACAATTATGGCAACTAGACAACAACTAAATCCACCTCCTTTAAGAAAGATTACTGACTTCAAAAGTAAGTTAACTGGTGGTGGCGCAAGAAGTAATCTTTTTGAAGTTGTACTTTCATTCCCAGATATTGCACCAGCAGATACTAATATTCTTGACAAAGCAAGATTTTTGGTAAAAGGTGCAAACCTACCAGCATCAAATGTTACCCCACTCGATGTTCCTTTTAGAGGTAGAACTTTAAAAGTCGCTGGCGACAGAACTTTTGAAAGTTGGACTATTACTATTCTGAACGACACTGATTTTTCAATTCGTTCAGCTATGGAAAACTGGATGAATAAAATTAATAAAGTTTCTGATAATACTGGAGAAACTGATCCAACAGCATATACTGCAGACGCTTTTGTTTATCAACTTGATCGTGATGGATCGACTTTAAGAGCGTATCATTTTTATGATGTATTCCCAACTTCGATTGGAGCAATCACTCTTGATTATGGAACAAGCACGATTCAGGAGTTTACCGCAGAATTCCAAATCCTTTGGTGGGAAGCAATGAAAGGTAATTCACCTGCTGCAGGCGGTCAAGACATTAACTAAATAATACATACAAGTAGTTCAAATTTATAAGATGGCGAAACTTTTTGGTTTTTCGATTGAAGATAATGTAAAAACACCTAAATCTGTAGTTTCCCCCGTTCCTCCTAACAATGAGGACGGGGTTGATCATTTTATCCAATCAGGATTTTATGGTCAATATGTAGATATTGAAGGTGTTTATAGAACGGAATATGATTTAATTCGTCGTTATCGTGAAATGGCACTTCATCCAGAGTGTGATAACGCAATTGAAAGTGTTGTAAATGAAGCAATTGTAAGTGATCTGTACGATTCACCTATAGAAATTGAACTATCAAATCTTAATGCTAGTGATCGTCTAAAAGAAGTTATCAGATCAGAATTTAAATACATCAAAGAAATCATGGACTTTGATAAAAAGTGCCATGAAATTTTTAGAAATTGGTATATTGATGGTAGATTATTTTACCTAAAAGTTATTGATCAAAAAAATCCTGAGGCAGGTATTCAGGAATTGAGATATATTGACCCCATGAAAATGAAGCATGTGCGTCAAGAAAAAAAAGTTAATGGTGATGAAAACGGATTTAGAAATTTAAATTTGATATCTAGATCTTTTGCACAAGATCAAGAATATAGTTTTCCTGAAATCGAAGAATATTTCGTTTATACTCCAACTCCAAATTTCCCTACAGGAACAATTAGTGGAGGATCTAAAAAAGGAGTTAAAATTGCAAAAGATACAATCACATACTGTACATCTGGATTAGTTGATAGAAATAAAGGAACTATTCTTTCATATTTACATAAAGCAATTAAAGCACTCAATCAACTTAGAATGATTGAAGATAGTCTTGTCATTTATAGATTATCTCGTGCTCCAGAACGAAGAATTTTTTATATTGATGTAGGCAATCTTCCTAAAGTAAAAGCAGAGCAATACCTCAAAGAGGTTATGAGTCGTTATCGTAATAAACTTGTATATGATGCAAATACAGGTGAAGTTCGTGATGATCGTAAATTCATGAGTATGCTTGAAGATTTCTGGCTTCCAAGAAGAGAAGGTGGTCGTGGAACGGAGATCACAACTCTTCCCGGTGGTCAAAATCTTGGAGAACTTAACGATGTTGAGTATTTCCAAAAGAAACTTTATAGAGCACTTGGAGTTCCTGAAACAAGAATTGCTGGCGGTGGTGATGGATTCAATCTTGGAAGATCTTCAGAAATTCTTCGTGATGAATTGATGTTCTCCAAGTTTGTCGGAAGACTTAGAAAGAGATTTGCTAATCTTTTTAACGACATACTTCGCACTCAATTACTTCTAAAAAACATTGTCTCTCCAGAAGATTGGGAGCAAATGAGTGATCATATTCAATATGATTTCTTATATGATAATCATTTTGCAGAACTTAAAGAAGCAGAACTTTTAACAAATAGATTAACTCTTGCAACGACTATCGAACCATATATCGGCAAATATTATTCCACCGAATATATTCGTAAAAAGATTCTTCGTCAAACGGATTCAGAAATTATTGAGATTGATCTTCAAATTGAAGATGAAATTGCAAAAGGAATTCTTCCTGATCCCAATGCACCAGTAGATGAAATGGGTAATCCAATTCCACAGGATCAAGCACAAGGAATAGAACAAGGTGCTGGTGGAGAGGTTCCAATTGAACCATCAATAGATGCCACGACAGTCGAAATACCAGAACCCAAAGGTGGGAAGATATAAATAATCTTATAAATATAAACTCATTTTATGGAAGAACTTATCGATTTGATTGCGACTGACGGATCACCTTCGGATGTTTCCGACAAAATTAAAGAATTATTATATGCTAAATCTTCTGAAAGAGTAGATTCTGCTCGTCCAGAAGTTGCAGCATTAATGTTTGGTGGTGAAGATCAAACAGGAGATACCGAATAATGGCAATAAAAGTTGTTCAAAATGTAAACAGAATTTCTCCAACTGTTTCAACAGCTTCAACAAGTAATCCGATTGCTCTTAAGAGTGGATATCTTAGAGTTGCTGCTGGACTTACTGCAGTATATGTAGAAAGTGGTGGAAATCCTGTAGTCACTACAAATTCTTTTTATATTTCTCCATATGGAAATGAAGTTTTAAAGGAAAGAATTGCTAGGCAGCAAATTGCTGGGATTACAACAGGAACCTCCACTGTGATTACATTTCCAAATAATGCAGGAAATCCATTTTTAATTGGAGATTATGTAACTATTGAAAATGCTCAACCATCTGGAATAAATACTGTTCATCAGTTAGTAACAGATCTGACAGATTCAACTTTAACATTATCAGCAAACACATCATCTATTGTTGGTGTAATTACAGTTACTGGCGCAACTGTTTCTAGAAGTGTAAAAATTGCCGCTCTTGCTGATGGTGGATCAACAAATATTAGTATTACAGAAATAGTTCAATTAGTTTCCGAATAAAAATGAAACTCATCACAGAAGAAGTATCACAAGTAAAATTCATCACCGAAGGAAAAGGTGCTGATAAAAAAATGTTTATTGAAGGTATTTTCCTTCAGGGTGATATTTGTAATCGCAATGGAAGAATGTATCCGATGGAAACTCTTTCCCGTGAGGTAAAAAGATATACAGAGGCATTTGTCAATAAAGGTCGTGCTCTTGGCGAACTTGGTCATCCAGATGGTCCAACCGTAAATCTTGATCGTGTTTCTCATAAAATTGTTTCTCTTACTTTTGAGGGAACTAATTGTAGAGGTAAGGCACAACTCCTTGAAACTCCAATGGGTAAGATTGCAAAATCTTTAATTAGTGAAGGAGTTTGTCTCGGTGTTTCTTCTCGTGGTGTTGGGTCACTCAAGATGACTAATGAGGGTCATAAAATTGTTGGTGAAGATTTCATGCTTGCAACTGCTGCTGATATTGTTGCCGACCCATCTGCACCTGATGCTTTTGTTCAGGGAATTATGGAAGGTAAAGAGTGGGTTTGGGAAGGTGGAATTCTTCGTGAAAAACTTGCCGAGCAAACTCAAAAGAGAATTAATACTCTAGTTGATCAGAAAAGATTAGAAGAACATAAGTTAGATTTATTCAACAAATTTCTTTCAAATCTTTAATTTATAAATAAATATAGATTATAACAAAATCAAAACAAATGTCCGTTGGTAGAAATTTACAAGAAATGGAAAACGTAGTAACCAAAGGAGCTGCACCTGCCGAACCAATGCAATCTGGTACTGGGGATATTACTCCAGGACAAACTGGCGCTTGGGAAGATCTCGGTGGCCCTACTCCAGAAAACTATCGTCCAGACGACGATTCAGCTGCACTCAAAACTCCTGGTGCAACTCTTGCTCAAGTTAAAGATGTAGTCAATGCAAAGGCTGCACCTGCTGAACCCATGAAAACCATGGCAAAAGAGGAAACTGAAGAGGAAGAGGATCTTGTCGATGAAGAAGAAGTCGATGAAGACGAAGAAGTAGTTGCTGAAGATGCCACAGAAGAGAAAGAAGAAGGAGAAGAAGAAGGGGAAGAGGAGTTTGATATCGAAGAAGATGTCAATGCTCTCTTAGAAGGAGAAGATCTTTCTGAAGAGTTCCAAGAAAAAGCGCGTACTATTTTTGAAGCTGCTATTCGTTCAAAAGTTTTTGAAATCAAAGAAGAACTTCAGCAAACTTATGAAAATGCTTTAATTGAAGAGGTTAAGTTTATTAAGAAAGAACTCACCGAGCGTGTTGATTCTTATCTTGAGTATGTTGCTGACGAGTGGATTTCTGAAAATGCACTCGCAGTTGAACAAGGTCTTAAGACCGAAATGACTGAATCATTCCTTGGTGGAATGAAGCAACTTTTTGAAGATCATTATGTTTCAATCCCTGAAGATAGATATGATGTTATCGAGAGTATGGTAGATAAACTAGATGAAATGGAGTCTAAACTCAACGAGCAAATCGAAAGAAATGTTGCTCTTAATAAAAGATTAGCAGAGTCGGTTGCTGATGTAATCTTTGCAGATGTCGCTGAGGGTCTCGCACTTTCTCAGAAAGACAAACTCACTGCTCTTGCCAAAAATGTTGAGTTTGATGGTGAAACAAACTATCGTGAGAAACTGGTAACTCTAAGGGAATCATATTTCCCATCAAATACTGGTACTCAAAGAGACGATTCTGAGAATCTGTCGGAACAAGCAAACCATGATGGAATTGAACGATCTTCAGTTTCACCAATTATGGAAGCATATCTTCAGACTCTTAGTAGAGTCGCTAAAAATTGATTTTTAGATTATAAGTCAAACAAAACTTTCTAAAGAGGTAAATTCCCAATGCAGATGTACAACGCTGAATATCTGCAGGAAAAGTGGTCACCAATCCTTGATTATCAAGGAATGGATCCAATCAAAGATTCGCATCGTAGATCGGTAACCGCTATCCTGCTCGAAAACCAAGAAAGAGAACTTCGTGAAGAGCGTTCATTCCTTTACGAAGCATCCCCAACCAACTCTGCCGGTACTGGTGGTTTTGGTGGTAGCGCATCCAATAGCACAGGTTCACCTGTTGCTGGTTTCGACCCCGTGCTGATCTCACTGATCCGCCGTTCAATGCCTAATCTGATCGCTTATGATCTGTGTGGCGTTCAACCAATGAATGGTCCTACTGGACTGATCTTCGCGATGCGTTCACGCTACACCAATCAGAGTGGAACTGAAGCATTCTACGGCGAAGCAGATTCAGCATTCTCTGGTCAGAACAGTAACCGTAACCTCACGGCAGGTTTCATTGATGGATCTGTAGGTCTTGGTACAACCGCTCAGCAAGGAACTAATCCAGGTCTTCTGAGCCCAACAAACCAAGGAACATCCCCAACCGACTATAACGTTGGCGAGGGTATGACCACTGGTAACGCTGAAGCACTTGGCGATGCTAACGGCAACTACTTCAACGAGATGGCATTCTCGATTGAGAAACTGACTGTTACCGCTAAGTCACGCGCACTGAAGGCTGAATATTCACTCGAACTCGCACAAGACCTGAAGGCAATTCACGGTCTGAATGCAGAAGCAGAACTTGCTAACATTCTCTCCACTGAGATCCTCGCAGAAATCAACAGAGAAATCATCCGTACCATCTATAAGGTTGCTGTTCCTGGTGCTCAGGTTAACACTGCTACCGCTGGTACTTTTGACCTCGATGTTGACTCCAACGGTCGTTGGTCGGTTGAGAAGTTCAAGGGTCTGATCTTCCAGATCGAGCGTGATGCAAACGCAATCGCCCAACAAACCCGTAGAGGGAAAGGTAACACCATCCTGTGCTCTGCAGACGTTGCTTCAGCACTGACCATGGCTGGTGTTCTGGATTACACCCCTGCACTCAACGCTAACCTGAACGTTGATGACACTGGCAACACCTTTGCTGGTGTTCTCCAAGGTAAGTACAGAGTCTACATCGACCCATATTCGGCAAACGTTGCTGCTAACCAGTTCTACGTTGTCGGTTATAAGGGTGCATCTCCTTATGATGCTGGTCTCTTCTACTGCCCATATGTACCTCTCCAAATGGTACGTGCCGTTGGTGAGCAAACCTTCCAACCAAAAATCGGATTCAAGACTCGTTATGGAGTCGTTGCGAATCCATTTGCGAAGGGTGCTACCGCTGCTTCTGCTGGAGACAATATTTCAACCAACTCCAACGTTTACTACAGAAGAGTCAAGGTTGCAAACCTCATGTGAGTCTTTCTCACAAGGTTACAGAGGACCCCACATGGGGTCCTTTTTTTATCTAAATACAAATAAAAATCATGGCATCAACTTTTGCTAATCAATTACAAAATAGAAATTTTCTTTCACCTGTTGGTTTTAAATTTACTTTAGCAAAAGAACCAAAAGTTGCATTTTTTTGTAATAGTGCAAAAATACCTGAAATTACATTAGAAACTGAATTGCAGTCCTCATATCTGAAAGATATTGATGTACCTGGAGATAAAATTGTTTATGGTGATTTATCTTTAAGGTTTTTAGTTGATGAAGACATGGTAAATTATATGGCAATTCATAATTGGATTACTGGTCTTGGATTTCCAGAAACAACTCAACAATATGGAAATCTAATTAAAGATGAAAATGGATTACAAGATCCAAAAAAAGCATTCAGTGATGGAAGTCTTTATATTTTGGATAGTAATTATAATACAAACGCTGTTGTAAAATTTAAGGATTTATTTCCGGTTTTTTTGACATCTCTTGAGTTCAATTCAACTCAAACGGATGTTCAGTACTTTACAGCAGAGGTATCTTTCAAGTATACTATCTACACTATCAATACAAATCCATGAATCTTGATGAAATTCAGGAGATGTGGCAGAGAGATTCTGTCATTGACCCTGATAATTTACATGATGAATCTTTAAAAATTCCTCAATTACACTCAAAATATTATACCATCTATAATACAATTACTCTGTTGCGTGAAAAAGCAAGAGAAACTTATAATAGAGTCAAACTTGAAAGGTATAATTATTACACTGGAAAGGCGCCAGTAGAGGTCTATGAGGAAGAACCTTTCCCTTATAAGGTTAGAGATAAAGAGGCGTTACAGAGGCATATGGACGCTGATGAGAGGTTGAATAAAATAGACCTTAAAATTAGATACTATGATATTATGCTTAAGTTTTTAGAGGAAGTGATTAAGTGCATATCAAATAGAACGTTTCAAATTAAGAACGCTCTAGAATGGCACCGTTTTCAAGCAGGTTTCAATTAATGAAATAAATATTCATAACTGATATGTTATGAATGTCCCATTTGATTATCTCAAAAAAGAATGAGGTATTTCTTCAAGTTGAGGCAGAAGCACACGTCTATTATGAATTAAGAGACGCATTTCAATTTGAAGTCCCAAACGCCAAATTTGCTCCCGCTTACAAAAATAAGTGGTGGGATGGATTTATCTATCTTTTTAATATCAATACAAAAGAAATATACGTTGGTCTATTAGATAAACTCATAAGATTCTGCGAACAACACAACTACACTTATGAGTTTCGAAATAACAAATATTATGGTCTTCCCTTTGAAGTCAATGATATGATTTCAAAAGAAGGAGTCAAGGATTATATGACTTCTATTTGCAAGTATGCTCCCCGTGAGTACCAAGTTGAGGGAGTATACGACGCTTTAAGACATAATCGAAAGTTGTTGATATCTCCAACTGCTTCTGGAAAGTCGTTGATGATATATTCGATTGTCCGATATTACGTTGAGAAAGGACAAAATACTCTGATAGTCGTTCCGACGACATCCCTTGTAGAGCAGATGTATAAAGACTTTGCAGATTATGGATGGGATGTGGGTTCATACTGTCACAAGATCTATGCTGGAAAAGAAAGAGAAACGGACTCTCAGGTGATCATTACGACCTGGCAGTCCATCTACAAACTTCCCCGACAATATTTCTCAAGATTTAATGTGGTCGTAGGAGATGAAGCACACCAGTTTAAATCAAAGTCATTAGTATCTATAATGACAAAACTTTCAGATGCTAAATTTCGTTACGGTTTCACAGGAACTCTAGACGGCACACAAACACACAAGTGGGTTCTAGAAGGTCTATTTGGTCCTTCCTATAAAATCATCAGAACAGAAGAACTGATGCAGAAAGGTCACGTTGCTAAATTGGATATTAATATACTTCTATTGAAACACTCACCACATAAATTTGAAAATTTTGAAGAGGAAGTTCAATACATTATTAATCATGAGAAGCGTAATAAGTTTATCAGAAATCTTGCCCTTGATCTCAAAGGTAATACTTTAATTCTATTTTCTAGAGTCGAAGGACATGGACAACCTTTATACGAACTCATAAATAGTAGCACAGTTGAACAACGCCATGTGTTCTTTGTGCATGGTGGTGTAGATACAGAAAACCGAGAAAAAGTCAGAGAAATTACCGAAAAAGAAAATAACGCAATCATTGTTGCTTCATACGGAACTTTTTCTACTGGTATTAATATTAAGAACTTACATAATGTTATCTTTGCTTCACCGTCCAAATCAAGAATCAGAAATCTTCAGTCAATCGGTAGAGTTCTCAGAAAAGGTGACAATAAAACCAAAGCAACTCTATATGACATTGCTGATGATATCAGTTATAAGTCAAGAAAAAATTATACACTCAATCACTTAATCGAAAGAATCAAAGTTTATAACGAAGAAAATTTTAATTATGATATTGTAAACATACCGCTAAAGAACTAATGGGAGAGGAGTTTTACGCAATCATTAAACTAGTATCAGGAGAAGAGATTCTATCATTAGTCATGGTAGATGAAAATAATGGTGACCCTGTGATTGTCCTACAAAATCCAGTGACCATGAAAACTTTTCATAATCATCAAGGAACACATCTCAAGGTTAAACCATGGATTGAAATGTCTGATGATGATTTTTTTATGATTAAACTTGATAAAATTATTACGATGACAGAAACTAAAGATAAAAGATTAATTAATATTTACAACAATTATATTGAAGACGATGATACAATAGATGTTTATAATCCATCAGGTAAAGTAAAACCATCCTCAAAGATGGGTTATATCTCTTCAGTCGAAGATGCTCGCAAGAAACTTGAGAATCTCTTTAAAGGTATTAAAGAAAGCTAGATTCTCATCTTCAACGGAGACAAACCTAGTCTACTGGTAATTTTATATCTTGTCAAGCCTTTGTGAAGTGTGTTATAATAAATAAAAATTATAATGAATGAGTCCAATGTTATGTCAAAAAAGAAAACTGAACATTATGTAAATAACAAAGAGTTATTAGAAGCATTGGTAGTTTATCGCTCAAAGGTTGAAGCAGAATACTTAAAAAAGTATGGGAAAGATTTAACTAAGCAACCAAAGGAAGAAAGAGCAAAGCATTGGGAAGGTAAACCACCGATCTCAAATTATCTGGGTGAGTGTTTCTTGAAGATTGCGACTCATTTATCATACAAACCAAACTTTGTGAATTATATGTTCCGTGAGGATATGATTTCTGACGGAATTGAAAACTGTGTTCAATATATTCACAATTTTGATCCGGAGAAATCAAAGAACCCTTTTGCCTACTTTACTCAAATCATTCACTACGCATTTTTGAGAAGAATTCAAAAGGAAAAGAAACAACTGGAAATTAAGACCAAGATTATTGAACGCACTGGGTTTGATGAGGTTATGATGGTTGACGATAGCTTGCTTTCTGGGCATAGTAGCGATTATAATAGTATCAAAGATGCTATTCAATACAGGAACCGATGACCTTTTCTAACTCGAGTTAGAAATAGATATGACTAAACCAAAATACACACCAGAAGAAAGAAAAAGAATAATGGCGGAAAATTTATTAAAAAACAAAGAAAAGGCAAAATCAAATGGTTATACACAAAAAAGTGTTGCTCGTGAAAAGGCAATAGAAGAAGGTAAAAAAACTTACATTGGATCAGTTGCTTGTAAACATTGTGGCAGTTATGAAAAATATGTTTCTACTTGGAGTTGTGCTCCCTGCGCCATATCAAGAGGTTTAGAAAAACTTAATAATGAAGAGTTGATGAAACCTTATAGGACAAAAGAGAAGCAAAGTAATAAAACATATAGATATAGATCTAAAAAGTTTGGTGAAGCACCTATCTTGACTGAGGAAGAGCATCAACAAATATTGGAAATTTACAAGGAGTGTGCTAGAATAACTGAGGAAACTAGAATTCTCCATCATGTTGATCATGTACACCCTATCTCTAAAGGTGGAAAACATCATCCAGATAATTTACAGATTTTGACTGCTATTGAAAATATTCGTAAAAGTAATAAGTTGTTATGAAAATCGGAATTTTGACAGATAGTCACTATGGTGCAAAAAAAGGATCAAAGTATCTTCACGACTACTTTGAACTTTTCTATAAGAATGTATTTTTTCCTGCCCTCGAAGAACACGGGGTAGAAGCAGTCATTCATATGGGTGATGCTTTTGATAGTCGTAAGTCAATTGATTATCAAAGTTTGGAGTGGTCAAAAAGAGTTGTATTTGACCATCTGAAAAAGTATGATGTTCACATGATCATCGGCAATCACGACACCTACTACAAATCAACCAATAGTGTTAATTCTCCAGGTCTTCTTCTCCAGACTTATTCAAATATTAAGACTTATAGTGAAGCAACAGAAGTTACTATTGGTGGACTTAAGATTTTGTTCTTGCCTTGGATTAACCCAGAAAATCAAGAACAAACCTTCAAACAAATTAAAAAAACCAAAGCAAAAGTTGCAATGGGACACCTAGAACTTCAAGGGTTCCGTGTCAATCGCAATCTGATTATGGAGGAGCATGGACTGGATGCAGATATTTTTAAGAACTTGACAAAGGTATTTTCAGGTCATTACCATACTCGTTCTGACAATGGACGCATTTTCTATCTTGGCAATCCTTATGAGATGTACTGGACGGATGTAAATGATACTCGTGGGTTTCATATTTTTGATACAGAAACACTAGAGCATACTCCAATTAACAATCCTTATAAATTATTCTATAATATCTACTATGAAGATACTCCATATCAGTTGTTTGATGCGACTGAATATGAGAACAAAATTGTCAAGGTGATTGTTCGTAAGAAATCAAAACCTAAAGATTTTGAAAAGTTTATTGACAAACTTTATACTGTAGGTATTCAAGATCTCAAAATTGTTGAGAACTTTGATATTCAAGAAAATGAAGATTTTGAGATTGACGAAGAAGAAAATACAATGTCAATTCTAAATCGTTATATTGACGAAGCAGAATTTGAATTTGATAAGAACATCATCAAAGGCATTTTTCAAGATCTTTACAGGCAAGCTTGCGAAGTAGAGTAATGTTTCTCCTTACACTCAAAGACAAAAAAGACGACGGTGCTTATGCAGTTAAGGATCAATATGGTCAAAAAGTCTTATTTCTATTTGAGGATGAGGATGATGCGGTAAGATATGCTCTACAATTAGAAGACCAAGAAGATACTGAAATGGATGTGGTTGAGGTTGATGATGACCTTGCCATAAAGACTTGTAAGATGTATAATTACCGTTATGCCGTGATCACTCCTGACGATATCGTTATTCCTCCAAAAGATGCTAGTATTCCACAAGATTAGATATAAGAACTTTCTCTCGTCTGGTAACCAATTTACAGAGATTGACTTTGAAAAAAATCATACAAACTTGATTATCGGAACTAATGGTGCAGGTAAATCTACTGTTCTCGATGCTCTCACTTTTGTTCTATTCAACAAACCATTTCGTAAGATCAATAAACCTCAATTGGTGAATACAAGCAATGAGAAAGATTGTTTGGTTGAGATTGAATTTACTGTCAATAGTCGTGACTATTTGGTTCGTCGTGGAATTAAACCAAATATTTTTGATATTGAGGTGAATGGTAATGCACTTCATAAAGAAGCAGATGATCGTGCAAATCAAAGAATTCTAGAAGAAAATATCCTTAAAGTTAATTACAAGTCTTTTACTCAGATTGTGATTCTGGGTAGTAGTACTTTTGTGCCTTTTATGCAACTTGCCACTTCACATCGTCGTGAGGTGATTGAAGATCTTTTGGATATTCGCATCTTCTCCGCAATGAATGCTCTGATCAAAGACAAGATTCGTGAAAAAAAGGATCAAGTTAAATCTCTTGAACTGAAGAAAGAAACTCTTAAGGACAAGATGAAAATGCAGCAAGAGTTCATTGAAGAACTTGAGAATCGTGGTAATGCCAATATTAATGCCAACCAAGAAAAGATTGCCAAGTTGGATTCGGAAGTTGGTGTTTATATGACTGAGAATGCCCGCACAGAAGAGGATATTTTTAGGTATACAAAGGAACAAGAAGAAGTCATTGGTGCGGATGGTAAGTTAGTAAAGCTTAACAATCTTAGGGGTAAAATATCTCAAAAAGTAACTGCAATTACTAAAGAGCATAAGTTTTTTACTGAAAATACGGTCTGCCCCACATGCACACAGTCCATTGAGGAGGAGTTCAGAATAAATAAAATTACCGACGCTCAAAATAAGGCAAAGGAACTCCAAAAAGGATATCAAGACTTAGAGGAGACTATAAAAATAGAACAGGAGAGAGAGCGTCAATTCATTGCACTTTCTAAGGAGATTACGAAACTCAATCATGAGATTTCTCAAAACAATACTCGGATTGGACTTAA